CTAATCCTCAAGCGAACGGGTGAGCACCTCGACCTTCGTGCCCACCGCGTTTACGTCCTTGCGCAGCTCCTTGAGCTGATCCGAGAAGCTGTCGACGATGCGGTCAACCCTGGCATTGGTTGCGACGATATCGGCCTCCTGCTTCCCAAGGCGGAACTGAACGGCCTCAATCGGGGCGATCTTCGCCTCGATCGCGGAGAAACGGGCGTCGATCATAACGCGCCGCTCGGCAATCTGCTTCTCTAGGGTTTCCTGCCAGATCTTCACCCTGTCCTGATTGTTCTGGAGCTGGTTGTAGTTGGTGACCACGGCGATGATCACGCCAATCACCGCGAGGCCGCTCCCGATGTCGACCTGTGGCTTGAACCAGGAAGGCGTATGCATGGGCTTCTCCTCCATCACTTCGCACTTCTCGCTTTCGGCCGGGGCCAGTGGCAGGCGGCAACGCCACTTTCAATCGTATCGTCAATCCAGCCCTGATCGGCCGGTGTCTGCCCGAGGATCACCGTTGCCGGCGCCTCGAACACCTTGCACTCACCTCCCCTGACACTTGCCAGTCGCGGTGTCCCACACGCCGCCACCGTCGACACAAGCACGACGAACATTCCGAGCTTTGCCAGCCGCATCGACCGCGCTCCTGTCTTGGGTTTCGATCTTGTTGATTGCCTGCTGAGCGCCGGCATCCTTGAGGGCTTCAGCTGTCCACCAGGCCAAACCGACAGCGGCGATAACGCCGATGATGATCAGCCAGCCGCGCAGGGGAACGATGGAGAACAGGGCGCTCATCCTATCCTCCCAAGATCTTGTTCAAGTTGCCGGATAGCCGCATTTGCCTCGTCGATATCGCGTGGCAGGCCGACCATGCACCATGCCACTTGCACGCGTGGACCACGTCGGCTGCCATGCAGCACCACGAAATCACGCCCACAAATCCGCCGCCGCTCGCCAGGCTTAGGATGCCGCCATTGGAAGCTGTGCAGCTGAGCGCCGAAACCATGCATGAAGGTGTAGAACTGGCCAGAGAGCCAATAGAAGCGCTGATCGTGGTAGGGCGCTCCGAGGCCGCCGCCATTGCCGAAAAGTCGGAAATCGAGCCATGTGATCACTGACTTAGACCCCCTGTTCGCGCACCCTTACGAGCCGATCGAGATCGGTATGAGGCCGAACTCGCCGCGGTCAGCGAAGAGGCCAAGGTGATCGAGCTTCACCCGACCGCCGTGAAGGCCTTCCATCAAAATCTGGAAATGCTGCACGTCATCCTGAGCGGCAGCTTCGGCGATATCCCTGCCGACCTGCGCGATCTCTTCCGGGTGTTCGTTGAAGCCGTAACCATCCGCCCAAGGCAGGCGCACGAGCCATATGTCTTTGAAGTGACTGGCCACCTTGCGCCGCTCTTGAGCGATCTGTCGGTGAATCCGATGGTAGCGGGAGAGGGACTTGAACCCCCGACACGCGGATTATGATTCCTGTGCCAAGCGTTGAAAATGCTAAGGTAATCCACAAACTAGTTCAGATATCACCTTATACAAATCAATGACTTAGAAGCGAAGTGCAAACCAATCGACCCAGCCGTACTGTGGCGCAAGACCCGGCTTCGATTGCTCGGCCAAGAATTCCAAGGCATGCTAATTTTCCTGCGGCACCGCAACTCCTACCGCCTTATCAAACCCTGTCAGCTCTACGAAGCCAAATGAATGTCAAGCAAGCCCATACTGCCGCAAATTGACTTTGCGAAACGCCACCTCACAACCGAAGTGTCAACTTTTAACGCGATCTCCGCGATAGTTCGGCTTGAGGCTCTAGTTGAAGACGCTTCGGACGCAGCTAGTCATCTTCAGCCGATATTAAAAGAGCGATGGCATCCGGCCTTTTATGAGTTCGTCTCATATTATCAAGTCGGATTTGTTACCTGTCTCGAATGGCATGCCAAATCGAGGCTTTATGATCTATTTGCCTTTGACCCTAAACGAATTCATTTAAACGACATTAAGCAAGGCCTTTCGGATGCCAAACTAGCTCAGATGATTTCGGAGGGGTTAACAATACCTCACTTGCTTGCAAGTGCCTCCAGTATCTCGACCTATGCGGGATATATTCAAGCAATTAGCCGCGTCCTTGAGGCGATGGATGCAGCTGATGCGCTATCTGATCTGCTTGACGTCAAGGACAAAGAGGGAAAATCGACCGGCTCTACAATTCAAGAATTGTACGAAAACCGTAATAAATTGGTACACGAAATTGACTTGGGGGATATAGGTCACCGTAATATTCGCAATTACATGGAATTTGAGGAAATCATAAGGCAAGGGACTGTCGTAATAGAACTCATAAAAGGCATCGAAATAGCTATATCCAAATCAGCGCCCTACCATTTTCCTAATCTCCTTGACGTTGACGGATACCCGATCGACCAAGTAGAGCGCATGCAGAAACTCATTGAGGCTACGGAGAGTAAAATCCGCGCGTCTATAGTTGATGGCAAATCCATCGACTACATCGATATCCAAAGTTGGGATGATCTTGTCCGGCAATCGTGGCAGTACCTAAACGCCGAGATGGAATTCATAGATAATATGGGGCGCGTCGGCGCTAATTATTACGACGTTAGACCAAGCTTGAAAGCGCAATTACTAAAGAATAGACTTCTTCACCTAGAAAATATTGGCAAGCACTTCCTATTTGAAGTTGACGATACAGCGACGGAAACTTAGCTGAGGCCTATTCGTTCGTAGCCGAACTTAATTCCCCCATGATATTCAGAGGTAGACTGAACTTTTCCTCTTCCCACAACCGCTTAGGTTACAGTGGGACCGCATAGGGCCCCACTGTTTTATCATGGATATTTCGGCCAAGGTCCCACTCAATCGGAGGTCTATATCCGAGAAGAATGGGAGAAGAGGTCTTGTGCAACGGAGGCCCGCAGGCCTGGCGATGTGATGATTAGCTCCGTTGTCTGCACAGGAGAGGACTGACTGACCGACCAGGTCACATCGACAGCCTCGATGTCGAATTGCGCAAATGTCGAGCGGATCTCTGGCGTGTCGTTGATCGACAGGATAAACCGCCCTTTGATTGTTGCGAGTTGCTCAGCCATCCTCTCGAATTCGGCCCTGCTGAACATGTCGGCGCCATAGTACCCCTCCGTACCGAAATATGGGGGATCGAGGTAGAATAGTGTTTCCTGGCGATCGTAGCGGCGGAGGAACTCCGCATAGTCCAGCCCTTCAATCACCACACCCGAAAGGCGCTCGTGAACCTCCTCGAGGCGAGGCACGAGCTTTGTCACATCGAAGCGGCCGGGCAAGCCAGGGGAGACACCGAAGGTCCGGCCGGCCACCTTCCCGCCAAAGGATAGCCTCTGGAGATAGAGGAAGCGGGCCGCCCGTTCCAGGTCCGTCAGCGTCGATGGCGCGACCGTGACAAGCCGCTCGAAATCGCGGCGGCTGGTGATTTGATACCGCAGCATATCCAGAAACGCGACATAATGGCGCTGCAAGATCCGAAAGAACGTTGCCACATCGCCAGAGAGATCATTGATAACCTCGCTCTGAGGCGCTCGTGAACGGCGCAGAAAAACGCCACCCATTCCAAGGAAGGCCTCCGCGTAGGTTGCGTGAGGGACAGAGTCGATAAGCCTGACAAGCTGGCTGGCAAGCATGCGTTTGCCCCCGATCCATGCCGCCAGCGGCTTGAGGGGGATGACGGGACGGGTCGCATAATTTTCCATTGAGAGTGATCCACGAATGGCTAAGCTCGCCCTGCGCCCGGGCGCGCGTGGCGGGTAGCCTTTTCGTGATAGTGAGGCTTTTCGGGTGGATGGGATATTTTGCCCGAAGCGGAGGGCGTTGGCGCGCCCGATGCCCCGCCATGTCAACAGACGGCGGAGCGGAAACTCGTTGGAGGGGTTAGGCGATGTGCGGCCGCGTTCACCAGTCCGGGCCAGAGCTACCCGGCATCTTCTCCGAGATGGGGGCGACCGAGGAAACGATCGCCGCGGCATGGAAGGCGCATCACAATGGATCGCCGCGGCAATTCTTGTGGGTGATCCGCCGCCAGCCAGGCCTTGAGCGTTACGTACACGACCTTTTGCAATGGGGGTTACTTCCCTCATGGGTGAAGGACCCCAGCGACTGGCCCTATCCGATCAACGCGCGCGGCGAGGATCTGACGGCCAAGCCGAGTTTTCGCGGCGCCTACAAGAGCCGGCGATGCCTGATCCCGGTCGACGCCTTTTTCGAGTGGATGAAGATCCTCGAGGATGGCAAGCCGATCAAGAAGGGCACGAAGAAACAGCCCTACGCTATCGCCATGAAGGACCGCTCGAAGTTCGCGCTCGGCGGACTATGGGAGAGTTGGACCGACAAGGCTACCCAGGAGATTCGGCGCACCTTTACGATCGTCACCTGCGCGCCGAATAGCCTGGTTGGGCAGATCCATGATCGGATGCCGCTCATCCTGCACCAGAAGGACTATGATCGCTGGCTCGCCAACATCGAGCCCGATCCCCGCGACCTGATCGTGCCCTTCCCAGCCGAGTTGATGGACATGTGGCCGATCTCAACGAAGGTGAATTCGCCGGCCTATAACGAGGCAGACGTGCTCGACCCGATCAAGCCGTCCGCTCCGGATAATTGAGCGGGTTGTTTCGATCTTCGGGATTTTCTGAATCCTGCACCACCCGGCAACCATGACGAAGCAGGATATGGTTGCGCGGACGCTCCTCGACAGCAACGCCGAAGGCACGCCGAGCCATCATGATGCCGTCGCACGCGGCAATGGTCTCGTAGCGCCTTCCCTTCTCGCCAACGCGCCCCCAGTCCTCGACACAATAATTCAGCCCGCCAGCGCGCGGGCTGAAAAACATGTGCATCATCACGGCGACCAACACCGGCATCGCGATTCCCTCCAAGAACATAAAGGGAACATACGCCCGCAGCTGGAGCCGTCAAATACCAACTTGGCGCTTCACATCTGGGTCACGGGATAATTCCTAGCCTTGGCATGTGACACCAAGGGGGGACGCACCGAGCAGTGCGTAACAAGCATGGACCATCTAGAGACGATTCCACTTAACGAGCTCACGATTTATCCCACATGGACAACTGCGCCGACCGGCGCGGTCGTACAAATAGGGGCTCCCAATCGGAGGGGTAATGGCATGGAAGATGCCGGAGGCGCCAAGCTTGCCATGCGTGTCGTGTTCCAACACTCTGGAGGTCACGAACACTCTCTTGTTATCATGAGCGGCAAACATGCTGGGCGATTCATGATGCACAGCGAGATTGGAGATAGCCCGGCGTTCGATGTCTCGCGCCGAGTCAGAATTGCACTCCTACACCCAGAACCAATTAGTCGACTAGCGGTCGAGAGACCTGTAGGGTCAGTGCAACAGTGCGAAGGTCAACTGCTTCTTCGGGCAGCGGTTTTTCCGGACCAAGGCCCAGCGGATGCATGGTTTTGCATCAGCACAGATCCCCAATATCACGGCGTCCAAATCCAAAACCCGAAGGAAGATCGCATGATGCTGCTCTCCAAATCGGTTACCCTTCTGCCAGTCGACTAATATTTTCCGCCCAAGCATAGTCTGCGATGGCATCAGCGATCGCCTCGGTGAAATCCTCCTCGCTGCCGACATTGCGCACGACGAGGTCGGGCTCGAAGTCCAGCGCCTCGCTGGGATGGCCCGCGCCGGTGGAACTGCCGGCGCCTGCCCGCTCGATGCGAATTACCAAGCCGCCGAGGCTATGGACGGCGGCCGCCTCGTTGGGGAAGCGCACGTCGTCGGCCACGACAAGAGCGCCGTCGAGGTTGGCGGCAAGCGCCTCCAGCCCGGCCTCGCCAACCGATTCGAGCCATAGGTCGACCCAAAAGTTTGGGCCGATGAGATCGCGACCGAACTCTGTGCCGAGCAGTTGCATGAACTGGCGCGGGCTTTTTCCGCCAAGGCGCTTCCTGGGGGTTTCCTTGAGGTCCCCGGCCATTTCCCGCAGCGAGAGGATCGACCGGCACATGTCCTTGAGCGGCCCTGCGAAGGGCAGACGCGTAAAGCCATACCCCTCGAGCGCCTTGGCGGCCGTCGTCTTGCCGCTGCCGGCAAGGCCGCACAGGCCGACAACCTTGATCTTGCCTGTATTGCTCATGCCGCCACCTCGCGGATGGCCGGTACGCGGTAGCGTGGGCGCAAGGGCTGGTCGATAGAGCGCGGTTCGAACAGCGTGCCCTCCTCCGGGCGGCCGACCTCGATCCAGCGCACCTGCGCGATGAGCCGACGCGGGTGCATAGTGAGGAAGAGTTGCTTGGGCGGATGCGGACGGAAGCGCCCGTCGCGGCTGTACTCGGTCGGGCCCGGTAGCGAGCCGTTGATGAACCCCTCCTCAAGCTGCAGCGGCGTGTGGAAATGGCCAGCGAGGATGAGGTCGAGGTGAATGCGTCGGGTGGCGTAATCGGCCATCAGGCGCTTGAATCCGCGCGCGGCGGTCGCCGCCGGGCCGATGAAGCCCTGGCCGCCGCGTGAGCCGATGCGGTCGCCATGAGTGGCGAGCACCTGCCAGCCATAGACGGAGAACACGGCATCGGGCGACTTCGGCGCAAAGAAGGCGACGCCCTCGTCGGCCTGCAGGGCCATTTCGAGGAGGGTACCGACCAGCGTGTCATAGCTGGTTTCGGCCATCTGCTTCGCTTCGGGCTTGAAGGTGGTGCGGCCATGGTTGCCTGCGATCGAGATCACGTCGACCGGGCAGCCGATCTCACGCCGGAAAGCCCGGATGGCACCGACCAGGTGCCCGACCAGGTCGCGCACGGCCGGCAGGGCCAAGGCTTCATTGGTGCGGGCGAGTTCGGCATGGATCTCGCCTGATACCATGTCGCCGCCGAGCACCAGGATGATGCGCTCGGGTGGCTCGCCGGACCAATGGCGGGTTGCAAGGTCGATCACCGTGCGAACCCAGCGGCCGAGCCGGGCCCCTGCTATCGCCAGATTGTAGGAATTGAGGCCGTCAAGCTGGGCAAGGTCGACGAGTTCGCCCCAATGAAGGTCTGAGAGAAAGAGTACGATTGTTTCGGCTTGGCCGGTCCCGCCAGGCTGGACCGTGAAATGCACCGGTTCCAGCGGCTCGGCCGTCAGCCCGAATACGGCAGAACGCAGATCCTCGGCCTTGGCGGCACGCCGCTCAGCGTCGACCTTGGCTTTGCGCTCTTTCTCGGCACGATCGCGCAGTCGCCGCAACTCGACGGGATCGGCCGGCGCCGCAGCTTCAGCAGTTGGAGCATACGAAGCACCGGTCTTGAGATCCCGAGCAATACGCTGGGCAGTATTCTCGCCGATACCGAGTTGGCGGCCGGCGATTGTTGGCGCAACGCCGGACAGGATGAGACGGACGAGCGCCTCGCGCTCCTCAGGGGTCAAATGCTTACCAGGGACACGCGACATCAGGAACGCGCCCCTTCAATGGTGGCGAACACCAGGAACAGGGAGAAGGAAACGAAGAGAACCGCAGCGAGCAGGCACAGGTAATCCCATGCGCGTGCACCGCGCGCCGGAAGGCGTTCGGACATAACAAACTCCGATTGTGATGGGGATTGGCGGCGGTCGTGGCGGCCGCGCTCGGTCTCAGCGCGGGCCGTTGGCCCGGGCGGGCTGACGGTCGTCGAGGAGCCGATCAAGCTTGGACTCGACGCGCCGCGTGGTTTCCACGACGGAAATCAGGGTCGTCTCCGTCCTGGCAAAGCGCTCCTTGGCCTCGCCACTGACATCCTTGAGCTTGTCGATGTCGAGCCGGGTGGCGATCGCCTTTTCCTCAACGACGGTGACGCGGCTGTTGAGCGAAGAGACCCACCAGACGATGCCGCCAGTTTGCAGGAGCAAGGTGATCACCAGGGCGGCTGGGATCTTCTTGTCGACGCTCCAATGTTCCTTTTCGCCGCTGTCGCTCAAGGCTTGGTTTCCTTCTTGCAATCGGGGGTTTGGGGGGCGGCGAAGCAGCGGCGAACCTGCTCGTACCAGCGGCGCGAGCGTGTCAGCCGATCATTGGCGGCGGCCGTCGAGCCGAGCGCCTTGGCGGCGAGGAGGCGGGCGTCCATCCCCTCGCGGATTGCAGGGACCGGCACGGGCGCCATCAGGCTGGGCGCGGCCGGCAGGGAACGCTCAAGGGGCGGGGTTGAGCGCGCGCAGGCGGCGCACGTCGTCAGCACCAAGAGCGCAGCGAGTATCGGGCCGCTCGGCCAGGGCCTTTTCATAGTCATCGATTTTGTCCTGGTTTGCGGCGGCGGCCTGTTCGGACGCGCGGATCTCATCCTGGGCGATGTCGGCCAGCGCCATGGAGATTTGCAGGTCAGCGGTTTTGATGGCGAGCTTGGCCTCGAGGGCGGCGATCTCGGCCTTGCGCGCTTGGTCGTGGCGGCCGGCGAGATAGACACCGCCCAGCGCGAGAAGCACGAGCGCGGCGACGCCAAGGGCCCGACCGAGCTTCGATGTGGTGAGGAAGGCGACGGCGGTGGCGATCATGTCAGAGCCCCGACACGCACAGTTCGGCCTCGCCGATGCGCGTGGCGTCGCCCATCTCACGGCGCTTGACCAGGCCGATGATCATGCGGCCACCCGCCTTGTTGAAGGCGGTCGCGGCAATGCAGCTCGCCTGATACTGGCTAGCTCGGCCCAGGCGGGCAGCAGAGGAACCGCAGGCGCCGCCGACACCGACATTCCAGGCAAGCGAGATCATCATCGCCTGCCAGGCAACCGGCTTGGCCTCGAAGCCATCGACGCAGGCTTTCAGCCCGGGATAGAACTCAGTGGCCAGACGGGTTTTCAGCCGCTTGCTGCAACCGGCCGGCGTCTCGACCATGCCAGGCCGGACATTGCGGGTGTCGCCGCTGCAGATCGTCCAGACCGGCGGGCGGGCGACGCGGTCATAATAGGCGCGAAGCTCCGTCCCCTCCCAGGGCCTGATGAGGGTGTCGGAGGCGAGAGCAACGGCGGCGGGAACGGCGTCGCCGCCAGGCTGGCGGACATACCAGACACCGCCGATCGCCGTCGCAATCGACATGATTGCGGCAATGGCGCCGGCGGCCCGTTTACTCGACCGGATCTTCTGGGTCGGCATGGGAAATTCCTTTCTGAGCAATGAGGCGGGCGACGAAGGCCGCGGCGACCGTCACGCCGGTGAGCACGGCGAAGAGGCGATCAGGGATCGCCAGCCATGTGGGGAGGAGCGGCAGCGCTGCCTCGAGCCCGGACAACAGGCCGGCGAGCAGGAGCAGGCGAAGGGTCCATGCGCGCCGCAGAACGGTGCGCCAGTTGGGCACGAGCCTCATGCCGTCACCCGCAGGCCAAGCAGGAAGCAGGCGGCGATCTCGTCGGCTGCCGCCAGAAAGGCGGTCACATCATCGGACGGAGCGGTGGAGCGCCGGCCCCGCAGACGAGGAGCAGGCCCCATACAACCGTCGCCGTTGGGGCCATAGCGCAGGGCGAAGGCAACTAGATCGCCATCTGCCGGCTGCATAGCGGATCCGGTTGCGGTAAAGGCGGCAGCCAGTGCGCTGGCCATGCGGGGGCGATTGAGATCGCTACCTTCTGCCGTCTCCCAGCGCTCCAAGATGGCCTCAACGCCATTCACCTGGGCTTGCGTGAAATGGCCGCCGAACAGCGGCCGCACGGCATCGTAAAGACGCTTGCGGTCAATCATGATGGAAATCCAGTTTTTCAGGTAGATGGCGCGGTGGCCTATTTCGAGCCCCGCTTGTCCTTGCCGGCATCGCCCTGTGGCTGCTTCAAAGTCAGTTCGCAGATGTAGCCGGAGCCTCGCGACAGACTGTGTTTGGCCGTGTCGATGCGATAGGTGCCGTCAACCCCGTCGCGGGTGCCGGCGAGGATACAAAGCGCCTCGGCCTGGGCCGACGGATCGCCGTCGATCGTGATGCTGCCAGACCCCGATTCCCTCTCGGCATCGGCCTTGGCCGACTTGGCGCGAGCGGTCGCGGCATCCTTGCTGGCGGCGCGAAAGCGATGGACATGACCGGCCTTTGGAGCGGGCGGCCCGTCGCTGCCCTCTTCCGGCTTGACCTCGACCGTTTCTTTACGGTGCTTGGCCTGTTTGGCGTCGTACCAGCTCACCTCGTATTTCTGCCAGCGATGCGCATCCTCAGTGGGCGAGATCCGCCAGGCGATGAGGTTTCCCGGCTTGGTGGCATAGATGGTCGGCAGCGACTTGCCGGAGGCCGATTTGCCCGCATTGCGCGGCACCATCGCGGCCTTGTCGCCGGCCACCTTGAAAGTCGCACCGAGCTCGGCTGCGATGCGCACGCCCCACTCGGTATAGCTTTCGCCGAGCATGGCCCAATAGTCGCGCTCGACGTTGCCGAGGCTTTCATCGATATGAACTGACGACAAGCCGGCATCCTTGCCCCAGGCCTCGGCAACGTCCTTCAACTTGCCCTTGTCCTTATGGCGCTGCCTGCGCTCCTTCAGCTTGCCATTCTGATCGGCTGACTTCGCGGTGATCGAAAGCCGAGTACCCTCCCCGCGTCCCCCCTGTGAGGGCGTGGTATCCACGACACCCTCGAAGGAGACCATGGTCCCCTCCCCGGCCCAGCCGAGCCCGATCGAGATCGGTGTGCCCTTCGGAGGCAACAGGATCTGCCCGTCGGCGTCGTTCAATTCGATCTCGGCAGCATCCGAGGTCGAGCCGGAGGCATCGGTGATGGTGATCGATTCGACATAGGGCTCGAGCGATCCTGAGACATCCTTGCCGCCGACCGAGACATAGAAAACCGCCTGGCGCGCCATCAATCCCAGAGCCTCACGAGCGGCCGTGGCTTGTTTCTGCGCATTTCGGGCAGGTCGACCTGAACTTCCGTTCCAACCGGCAGAAAGGGCCCGGCATCGGCCAGGCCGGCATTACCGTCGAAGGCCGCCTCGACCATGCCGGCGCTGCCATCGCGAAAACGCCGCCAGATCAGGAGATCGAGCGGCGTGTATTGGGCACTGACCGTCAATGTTTCTTTTGCCATCGCGCTATCCGAACAGGCGCAACAGGGCGCCGAGGATGGTTGTCTTGCCTGGCACGGGCACCCGGGTGATCGCGATCTGCACCTCGATCACCCGGCCGACGCCCTTGATATCGAGGAAGGTCGCCTTGTCGCCGACCTTGTCGATCACCCACCAGCCGAGATTGGTTCCGTCTCCCCGCACCAGGATCTGCGGCTCACCGGAGACTGCTGCGACCTGCAGTCCTTCCAACTCCTCGAGGCCGCCGAACTTCGCGGGGAAGATCCGGCAGGAGAAGGTGAGCTTTTCGTCGGATGGCCCAACGAATTCCCGATCGCGCATGGTGCCGATGAGATCCTTGGCGGCAAAATCGCCGCCCATCTCGTGGTCAGTCTCATGCGTGTTGAAAGGCACGACATCGAATTGCGTGCCGCCGAGCTGATAGAGCATGTGGGTGCCTCAATCGCCCTTGCCGTAAGCAGGGGTCGTCATCGGCGCAGGCACGGCCTTGGGCGCCAGATGGGATGTGTTGATCGCCGCAGCACCGGCGCTGCGCATCAGCGACAGGAAGCGTTCGGCCAGGGCGACGGCCGCCTGCAGGCCGGACGTGTCAATAGTCGGCGCAGCAGTTGGCGAAAGTGCCTGCTGGATCTGCTGACCAGCTTGCTCCGCCTTGGCGACCTCGGTCTGATAGTTCTGCCCCCCGGAGGAAGGCGGCGTCCAACCGGCATTGGGCGCGCGCGATATGCCGGTCGCACCTTGCGGGTATTTGGCGGCGATTTGGGCGAGTGACGGGCCGCCTCCGGCAAGATATCGATCGACATAAGACTGATCGTCACTGTCGGATGCGTCCAGGGTCGAAGTGCGCTTCCACCAAGGCTGATAAGCCGAGCGGGCGGCCCGTAAGGTATCATCGCCATACTTGGCCCGAACGCCGCTGGTGCCGGCAGCCGCGTCCGCCAGTGCTTTGTCTTCCGATGGCGACGTTGAATTGGCAACGGCTTGGATCATCAGGATCCCGCCCGCCGCGCCGATCATGCGACCGGCACCGCCAACGACGCGCCCAAGCCAACCCGTACCACCCGCCGCAGCCGCTCCAGCTGCAGCCTTAGCCCCACTACTGGCAACATCCTTGCCGCCGAGGGCAACAGCCGCCCGCGTCAACGCCGCGGCCGAACCATCAAGCGCGGTTGCCGAGCCGATCAATGCCTCAGCCCCGCCCCCCTTACCGAACAATCCGCCCAGAACGGCGCCCGCGCCCTTGGTCAAGCCAACCGCGGCCGCTACACCGGCAAGTGCGGTAGCCGCCATTCGGGCTGGTTCGGAGAGGTTAGAGACCGCGTCGACCACATTGCCAATGCCGTCCATAGCCGGCTTCAGCCAACGTTCATTGGCCTGCCCCATGGACAGGATCAGATTGTCAAAGGATCCCTTCAGGTTTTCGAGTGACCCGCCGAGGCCCGCCATCACCTCCGTCGCCTTTTTGGCGGCGAAATCCGGATCCTCCGCTGCGTGCCCAATCGAACCCCGTGCAGCATTATATTCGTCACGTGCCTGCTGCGAGAGCGCGAACTTGCCGCCGAATTTGCCGCTGAACAACTCGTTGAGTTGCCCCAGTGACATATTGGACGACATCAGGTCATCGAACAGTCGTTGGACATCGATACTCTCGGCCGAGAGATTCCAGAACTTGCCAGCGGCCTTGGAGACCTTCTTGCGATTGGCGGTGTTGCCGCCCTTTCCGGTCTTGGCTGGGCCCTCGACGGCGTCCGCCACAGCGGCGTTGAACGCAGCGGAATTCGCCATCAGCTTGGGATCACTCACCACCTTGGCGAGAGCGGTGCGCAAAGCGGGGGTTGCCGCAGTGCCGACGCTGTTGCCGAGATGCGTGATGAGGTTGTCGACGTTCATCGACTGGGCCGGATTGACATACTTGTTGTAGTCGAGCCCGGCGGCCGTCAGCGCAGCCTTGCCGCCAGCCGTCGGCGAGATCATCTTGTTGGCAAAGTTGCGCATTGCGACGCCGGCTTCTTCGCCGCGATAACCGCCGCGACGTAAAACGGCACCCATGGCAAGCGCCGCCTCCGGCGTGATGCCGGCAGCCGTGGCGGAAGGCAGGGCAAATTTGAGATACCCCTGCACATCTTCGTTCGACATGCCGCCGAGCTTGGCCATCTTGACGACCTGGTTGGTCGCTTTATTGGCCTCAAACAGTGCCTTTTCCTTCGAGGAAATGTCGCGCCTGGTGGTCGCCAGATAGGTGCGGATAGTCTCCGCGCCTTCCGCCAGATTGGCGTCCATCAGGGTCGCATAATTCTTGACGTTTTCGAGGATGCCCTCCGCTACTGCAGCCTTGAGTTCCGGCGAGAAGGTGGCCGACAGGCCCTGCATTGAGGTAGCCTGGGCATGCACCACGTCGATGTTGGAAAATTGCGTCTGCTGGCCGATACGCTTGGCTTGTGCGATCAAGCCGGCGTCCTGGCCCGCCTTGAGATCGGAATAGACGCGCATCTTCCGGACAGCGATGTCGAAGTCGGCCGCCTGCTGGATAGCGTCGAGACCATAGCCCACGCCGCGATACGCCGCGTAGCCCGCGACGGCCCCGCCCACGGTGCCCAGGGCTTCGCGCCGCCGAGCCGATCGCTGCGCAGCGGCGGCCTGTTGCTTCAAGGCAGCGTTCGCACGGCTGGTATGGGCGGCAAGCTTCGCTTCGGCTGATGCCAGCGTATTGATCGGGCCGATAATCTGCTCCAGGCCGCGCTTGGTGGCCATAGCCGTCGATTTGTTCGACTCCATAGCCGCGCCGAGCGCCTTCAGCTTGTCGCGGGCTTTGCCGAGTTCGGCAGCTTGCGCCGCGATCAGCTTCGTCGTCTCGCGGGTCTGCGGGCCGACGAACTTGGCCTGTTTCGCCTGCGCCTGAGCGAGATCGATAACGGCCTGCTTTTGCGCAACCCAAGCCCGCTTCGATTTTGCCAGATCCTCCAACTGGCCTTTCAGGGCTGTCGTCTTGCCTGCCTGCGCTTCCAGCCTCGCGAGCGCCTTTTCGGCGGCTGACAGTTTCGTAACGGCAGCAGTCGCCCCTTTCGCCGGCCCGCTGATCTGGTCGATCAGTCGGGCGGTCAGGGTCGAAACGAGGTTAACCATGTGACGACCCCCGCCGTTCGATCAGCCAGCGAGCCTCGCCCCACCAGGCGACGAGTTCGCACCATTCCATTTCGCGGCACTCGGCCAGGGATAGACCGAGCCCGTGCATCACGCCGGCGAAGAGCCCTCGCCAGTCGCCTGGGCTGGCCTTGGCGCCTCCGGCGCCCGGAAGCGGCGGGGCAAAAAACGCTGGACAGCCTCTTCGACCCGATCCTCGTCGTCAGGATCGAGGAGCGCCAAGACCTCGTCGGGGGCCTCGACCATCGGCAAGCGGATGCCATCGAGCGGCTTGCCGGCTTCGCGTGCCTCCTTGAGCGCCGTGGTGAAGGCTTCGACCTCACCGGCCGTCACGCGGCGCACCGTGATTGACGCCCACCATTTTCCGGCTACCTCGAATGGCCAGTCGAGTTCGACTTCTTCGGAATGGGGCCGACCGTCCCGCGAGGTCGCTTGCGGTCTATAGCTTTCCGCAGCAGGCAGCGTAGGATTGTCAGACATGGTTTGAACTCCACGATTCAAAGGGGATGAAATGGCGAGGCTGTGGGGCACGGGGGCAGTTGCAGCTTTGGCGTTCGCCGCGATTGGCCCAGCGGGTGCAGCCGAGTACCGGCAGACAACGGTCGAGGACTATCGCGTCGACCAGAAGCAACTGTTCGGGCAGAAGGTCGAAATGTCTGGCTTCGTCTTTGTGATCAGCGAGGCATGGCTGAAGCGAAATGCCGACGACATGGTCACTACCCGCCTGGATATCGACGGATTGCCGCGCGAAACGCGCAAGACGCTCATGAGCGATTGTCAGCTAGGTTGCCAAGCCAGGCTGCAGGGAACGGTTTCGCGCATCAACGGAACGCTCGGAATCACCGTCGATAACCTCGCGATCCTGTCAAAGGCGAAACCGTAACGCGCAAAATCACCCGATGCCGAGGGCAGCCCTCTCCTCGGCATTCTGATCGACGCCGTCGACGCGCCATTCCGAGGTCAGGTAGTCGTAGAAGTACTTTTCCGAGCCGTCATAGAACAGCTGGTATCGGAAAATCTCCTTCAGCGCATAGTCGTGGCCGAGCAGGTCGCCACGCTTGAACTCGTCGGGGGTGATGGTCACCAGGCGGGCGTTGAGGATGGCACGCACCGTGATTGCCTTGTTCGTCAGATCCTTGTTGCGCAGCAAGCCGCGGATTGTGAAGTTCTGACGGCCGCCGCCAACGCCGAACATGCTCATCGCCTGGGGGTCCCAGCCCGCGAGCTTGAAGGTGGAGTCGAGTTCCTTAAGGCCGAGGCCGCCGACCTCGACCGCGCCAATGGCGCCGCCACCATGGTGCTGTTGGGTAAGCTCCTCGAGCGTCGGCAGCTTGGCCGACTGCAGCGAACGATGCTTCGAATTGTCGGGGCTGTCGTCGCCGAGGAAGATGTTGGCGGCTTCCTGAATGATCAGGCTGGACATGGGCGTCTCCAAAGAAAAAGCCCCGCGGCTGGCGGGGCTTGGAATGGGAAGGACGAACGATGCTCGCCGGGCGCGCCGGCGCGCGTGATCAGGCGGCGATGAGCGTGGTTGACTGGGTCAGCAGCGTGTCGAGCATGCCGTCGAGGGCCGAAGCATCGCGGCGGGAATCGACCACGACCAGGATGAGGTCGGGCTGCTCCTCGGCGCTGAACCAGAAGCGGAAGGCGCCCTTACGAAGGTTCGCCGGCTCATTCTTGTCCCGCTCGAAGCCGACCTTACCGCCGAGGATGTAGCCGCGGTGCTTGGCCCATTGCAGCACGGCCATCATGTCGTTTTCGACGGCCTGGATGCCGGCCACCGAGATCTTGGAGGCCAGGCGCTTGCGGATCGACTTCAGCAAGGTGAGGTGCAGCCAGTCGCGGGTGCGCTTGGCCGAAATGAAGCGCCACAGCTCATCCGTGCCGCAGCCGGCAAAGGACACAATCGAGAAACCGGAATCGGCGATCGCCGTCTCGACGCCCTGCTGGCCGCGCACCACTACGCCCACCTGCTTGGCGAGCATCTGCTGGGCATCAGTGGCCCCATCCGTCAGTGAGAAGCCGTCATAGCGCTTGAGGCCGAGAATACCCTGCACCGGATTGTTGGCGACCGAGCGAACCGGCACGCCCTCGGTCAGGTGGTCGAGTTGCACCTGAATGCCGAGCGCTGCGCCCGAGCTCGAAACCTCGATCGTGTCAGTGCCCTTGGCGACGAGCAGCGTCTGGTCGATGAACTCGATGCGATCCGAGTTGATGGTCTCGCGCAGGTCGAGCGCGTCCTGGCGGGTCGTGCCAGGACCCATGACCTTGGCGGTGGCGAAAAGCGCCTCGAGCACAGCCGGCAGAGCAGCCAGGATCGGGTTGGCGAGAGCCTCGCCGCCGGCGTCGCGGCTGAAAATGCCGGTATAGCGGCCAAAGCCCAGCGAGCGCGGGATAAGACCAAGCAGCTGTCCGGCGCGAAGCAGAGCATACATGCCGGTGCCGGCAGCCTCGGTGCCGACGATATTGGCGACGGTCTCGGTGTCGGTGGCGCCCTTGGCGACCCGCACGGCGATGATGCGGGCGCTGATGCCCTTGAGCTGGTTGTTGATCAGCGCCACCTCGTCGGCGAGCTCGCCCGTGCCCAGGCCCGCGAGATAGGTCGCATCCTTCGAATTGAAGTTGACAGGCTTGTCGAGCGGAAACAGGGTCGCACTCGCGCCATCAGAGGGCAGCACGAGGCCGATCACCGACATTTCGGCCGGGCTCGGCGGCTGCGTTTCGTTGTTGTCGGGAATGAAGACGACGCCGAAGGTAGGATTCATGGCAGGCTCCAATGAAAAACCCCGCACCAGGCGGGGCGGGGTTGAAGAGAGTTGGCTTGAGCTCGGATGGTTGCGGCGACTAGACGATGAGGAACGCAGTGATCGTCGGGACTATGACCACGGCCGACGGATTGACCTCGGCAAATCCGGCAGGGACGTTTTCCAAGGCAGCCGCAGCGAATAGACCGGTTGCGACTTCACCCGGGCGCGTGACAGCCACTGCTGGATAGATGGCGCCTGAAAAGGCGATGTCGAACCCGCCGCTGCCGGTTGCAGGATCAGGCGATGTCCCGCCGAACCAGGCATCGTCGTTGGCGCGAAGCCAGAATTTGCGCAGCGCGGGGTCGACCGCGACCCAGGCCTTCATCCCGTTGGAACGGGCGGCCGGGGCCGTCGAAATCTTGCTGCCATTGAAATACAGCCCTTCATCGCCAGGCCAGAAGCCATAGCCATTGACGTCACCGCCGAGATAGCTGCTGGTGTAGACGTCGGCGTTGGCGATCCCCAGCGCGACCTGCCCGTTGCCGTCGGTGTCATCGAGGCGCAGGCCGAAGATGCTTTTCGTCGTGATCGGATCCACGGCGATGCCGCAGACCGAGTATCCCGTCGTCGCCGTGATCGTCAGGTTGTCGTTACTCAGCGCCATCTGGACATGCCAGTGGGCGGGATCCCAGGACGTCGCCATCAGGCAGCGGCCTTCAACAGGCTGAAGCTGACGGACAGTTTCTCGAAGTTGCTGACGCTGGTCAGGGCGATCGTGACGCGATCATTTTCGCCGAAGGTCGCCCCCGTCCAGTCGGACAAGTCGGTGCCGGTGTTCTGCGTCGCGGCCGAGATCGAGGGCCCGGCCCCGGACATCTTGTCAGCCGCAGTCGGCTCGCCGTCGGCGAAGGCCTTTCGCCAGACGGCGAACGTCGCGCTGCCTGATGTCTCGCCCGCCACTGGCTTGCCCCAGGCGCTCCACCCCGTGATACGCCCGGGGAAGTTCAGCTTGATCGTCTTCAGCAGGTTCGCCGGCAGCGCAGCGCCGTTACCATCGAAGTCGACCTGCAAAGCGCCCTTGGTGGCAGGTGCGACCTTGCCGTTGATCCACACCGCCGGCACCAGCTGGTTGCCGTCGGCATCCGAAGGGACGGGGGCAGTCACAACCATGTCCTTGGCCGAGATCGTGCCAGTATGGTCCAGGCCGTTCGCATGGAGTTGGAAGGGCACTGTCGTGGCAGCAGGCGGGTTCATGGCCAGCAGCGGCGCTGCGCCCTTGTCGACGAAGATCCAGGCCGTGCCGGCCTGCGGGCCGCTGACATTCTGGTCGACCGCACCGGCGCCAGGACCGAGGTAGTTGCCTGGGGTTTCGCTCCGGAACGTGATAATCCCCTGGATCTTGGATGCATCGTAGATCTGTGTCTGCCATTCGACGGTGTTGTTGCCGCCCATGGCCACCGCAACTTCCGGCTCGGTCCAATATTGCCCTTCGGCGGTCAGAACCAGGACCGTGAAGTAAAAGGTCTTCGCCCCGTCGAGTGCCCCGTCCGGCGTGGTCGACCGGATGAAAATCGGCTGCTGTACGTAAGCCGGCCGGGTGGCAGGCGAATAGATCAGTTGGGCTTGAAGCGCCGCGACCTGGGCTGATCCCGCCGGGTCGCGGCGGACCAGGGCGCCGCCGGTCGGCAAGACTGAACCAAGCCCCTTTATTTCCTGGGCAATGCGGGTCGCAAGTGCACCGATCTGGTCGATCAGGCTCATGCCAAGCCGGCCTCGAAGGTGGTGACGAAGTTGGTAGTCGGGTCACCGACACCGATGTTGGCGCAGGCCTGGGCCTGCTGCGGTGCGGTAAGCGTCTGGGCCGCGTCAAAGCGGACGCGGTTGCCCAGTGCAGCGGTCACGGTACCGGAGAAGTTGGCGTCGTTGCCAAGTGCAGTCGCCAGTTCCTGCAGGGTATCGAGCGCCGACGGGACACCGTTCAGGATCCCATCGATCGCTGCCGTGAGCGACTGCTGGATCTTCGACGACGACCAGGTCGACCCCGTGCTTGTTGCCCCGTCATCAATGCCGCTGGCGGCGGAGACCGCGGCCTTCACTTCGTTGATCGCGGCGACGAGGTTGGACTTAGCCGTCGTGGTCAAGGCGGACAGATCGGCGGCATTGCCGTTGGTCAGCGTGCGCAGCGCCTTGCACTCGGTCGCGATGCGGGTCGCGAGGTTCTGGATGTTGGTGGCGAATGACATCAGACGATCCCGTTGTTGAAAATCAGGGTCAGGTCGGGAAGGTCGTCGAGAGCGCCTTCGCCGTCCTGTCCTTTCGGACCAGGTTGGCCAGGGACCTGCACTTCGATCACAGCAGGCCCTGATGGGGTGGTGACCTCGATCACTTCCGGCTCGGCCGGAATGGGGATCTCGATCACCTCAATCGTCATTGGCCCATTCCTTCACCGTGACCGAGCCGTACAAGAGAGTGCCCTGCCAATCGCCGACGCGACGCTCGAGCTCATATTTGACGGCGTAGGAGCCCGTCGGCAGCAAACGCGTCTCGGCAGGTTTGACCACCAGGGCAAGGCGACCAGTCGCCGGATCGAGTGACAGGCCGTCACCAACGGTCTTGCGGAGTTCGCCACCCTGCCAAACAAGCCGGAAGACAAATTCGGAGCCGGCCATTTGGGCAGGGGTACGATCACCGTTCAGAAGGACGAAGACACGCTCGAAGGTGTTTCCCTTCCAGATTTCGATATTGCGCTGCGCCGGCATCGTTGGTCACTCAGGAAGCAATGAAGAGGGCCGCACCCCAAAGAGCGCCGGTGATCAATTCGCCGATCGGGATGCCGGGGTTTCTGAGCCGCCAGCCAATCTCGTAAGCGGCCACCTGCAGGGGCCCCAGCAGGAGCCATGGCCAGCCAAAACAGATGCCGGTCGGGATCAGGAACAAGGTCGTCCGATAGCCATAGGCGAGGTGCGGACTGCCGAATGACCAGCGAATGAAGAGAGCTTCGTACCAGCTAGGTTCACGGACATCGATCGGCCCGTGCCCGCGGCCGAGGCCTTGGAGAAATCCCCACGCAGGCGTCGACCATGCGAGCCAGCACAGCGCGAATAGGAGACAAGCGACCCAGGGCGGGAGGCCGAAAGCGGAAACGCCAGCCGCCCATGCCAACAGGGCGACGATCGGTGCGGCGGTGATATCACCGTTGCCCGGGATGCGCTGAAGGAGTGCGACCACTTGGGGGCCGAACAACCCGCCTCCGCCACGAATATGATTGGCGATCGCAAACGCCACAATCATGAACAGGCCTACCATTTTCCGATTTCCTTCGCCGTGCGCGCCCAGATCGGCGCATCGGGTTGGCGCGTGGCGCATGACGCGAGGGCGAGCGCCAGCAACCCGCAAAGCAGGATGCGCATCACGTTTCCCCTGTGATTGAGATCAGGCGCCGAGGGCTGCGCCGGCGCGCCAGATCGCGTCGGCCTGCTCGTCGGTCATTTGGTTCGCGGTGAGGAAGGCCTCGACGAACGGGTGATGTCGGTGAAAGATCTGGTTTCCTTTGAGCAGCATCCGCGCCCCGAACCGTTCGGCTTCCGGCAAGGTATCGATGAAAGCCACGAAGGGACCGGGTAGCGGCCCCGTAATGGCGTCCTCGGCCTCTTGCTGGGAGATGACCCCAGCCAGCGCCGCAGCGGCAAAGAACTGCCAGCGAGACAGATCCTCCGGCACGGGTGGCGGCGGAGCATCCTCGGTATCGTAGACGGTCTGAACCTGCCCATCGTCGGTTTCGAGATAACGCGGGCCTCCGACGGTCACCTGACCAGGCGGCACCTCGAAAGGCAACGGGATCGCCAGGTCTACGGCCGCCAATTCCTCGGCCGACCACAATTGCTCGATGATGGAGGGATGCAGGACATCATCGATCGGCTCGCCGCGCCAAGGCAGCAAGGTCGATATGCGGACAAGCATATGCGCGTTCCAATGTTGTGAGGCTAAGAGATGGTGATGCGAAGGCCGCCCGTTGCACCGGCGCCACCGGGATTGCCCGCAGTTCCGCCGGCACCGCCAATGCCCACCACGCTCGTAAGGGTGGTGCCGGGGATCGGCGCCCCCGCCTGACCGTAATAGTAGGTCTTCTTGAAGTACCCGCCGCCGCCGCCAGCCCCGCAATAGGCGCCGGAGGCATTCAAGCCGGATCCGCCGCCTCCGCCGTAGGGACTTCCCGCCTCGCCGCCGCCACTGTATCGGGCAGCACCACCGGTGCCGCCGCCAAATCCAATGCCGCCGCTATCGCCGCCCTTGCCGCCGGGATTCGATGACGCGTAGGCACCGCCGCCCCGTTGGCCGGTAATATTCACATCGCCGCCTGTGGCGATCCCGCCGAGGCCGCCGAGCGAACTGTTGCTGAGGGTACCTTGCGGCGGCTGGCCACCCTGGGCGTAAAGTGACAGCGAAGGCACAGTCGTGTCGCCGCCCGCCGTACCGCGGCCATAGCTACTCGCGGTGGTGCTGCATCCGCCGGCGGCCGCAGCAAAGCCCTCAATGACCATCACGTTGTATTGCGGAACAACGTCATTATAGGTTCCGGCCGTTTCGTGCTCGATTATCTGAGGCACAACGGCCCGAAGAAACCCGATCATACTTGCGGTATCGCCGGGCAGCATCAGGCAATCCCCTTGACGAGGTTCGCGTGAATCCGAACGGAACCCGGTGTCGGGTCTTCCACCTGATAGTAAAGCTTGTCCCACGCGTTGTTGCCGGTGGAAAGCGCCGGCACGACGCCGTTAGCGAACTTCCAACAGGAAGCGAACGACATAGTTTGTCCGCCGGTGCTCCCCTGGTAGATCGAGATATATCCGGTTTGCCCAGTTTTAACGTTGGTAGGAATGCCAAGCGTTGTGTTCCCCCCCATCACAAACCAATGGTTGATCTTGGAGAAATCCAGAACAAGGGAAGTTGCCCAGGTGGCAGGCTTGGGCGCCGCCGCCGACCAAACCGCCGAGGCTTCAAGGATCTTGTCGGCCGTACCGGAGGCGAAATCCGTCGCCGAGGCGATGTTCAGTCGCTTGTTTTCGAGAATATACCAATCCCAGCTCGCCGCCTTGATCAGGACAGCTTCATAGGGGGCCAGAGTATAAGTGCCCCCCGATGCCGAAATGCCGTTCCTAGTGTAGAGATAATTGCCCGCTGCGGCCGTGATGGTGATTGTGGAATTGGTCGCATTGAAAATCGCGTATTCGATCGATTTTGGAGACGAATTATTGTCCGGCAAGCTATAGGCACTGCCCCCCTCAAGCCGAATGATCGAGTGCGTATCGGCTGGCGAGAACGTGGCATTTGCCGAATAGGTCTTCAGCTTCGGCCGGCCATTGATCTCCCCTTGCACAAAGGCCGTGGTAGCGATGCTCGTATCGTTGTCACCGGTAGGGGGTGTCGGAGCGGTTGGATTGCCCGTTAGATTGGGGCTGTTCTGCGGAACGATCGCGCCATTGGCATTCAACCAGACAAAAAAATCATAGAGATACTTCGTACTTGCCGCCTGGTCGTCGCCCTGAATGTTCGCGCCCGCCGTGAGCGACTTGACCTTTGTGGTGGCACCCGTGAAATCCTGCGTTGCCGTCCACGCTTGTGAAGCATTGATCTTGGCAACTTTCGATGCCGTCAACCTCACATCCCAATCGGCGAGGTTGTTGGCGCTGACCACCCATGGCTGCCAACGCCCATTGATCGACGCGAGAACCATGAAGTTCGCCGCACCCGAAGCATCGACGTCCGTCAGGTCATCCAGTGCAAAGGTGCTACCGGCGTTGAGCTTAGCGTCGAGAGCCGCTTGCAGTCCGGGGACATCAGCAAAGGCATGCTGATGGCCCAACGGCGATTTGCCGGCAACCGCAGTGAAGAGATCCGAGATATCCCGCGCGATCATCTTGATGGCGTCGCGACTCCTGGGGAATTCCCCAGAGACCTTATTGCCTTCGTCCGGGATCGGATAATTGCGCAGCGGCTCGTAAGTATCAGCCATCAGTCAGGCCTCAATGCGTGAAGGCGCGGAGATCCGCGATAGCAAGACGAGCCGCTGGGCCGCCCTGCAGCCTGAGCCGCAGGCGGCCATTGAGGCCGGTGAAGGACGGGCGCTGGAAGGAAGGCTCTGTCCAACCTTCCCCGAGCTGCTGAGTGCCCCCAGGGACTTGCGGAATTGCCACCCAATTTCCGTCCGAATTGTCCATCTCGATCGAGACGCTGGCGTTGGCCGGGATGAGGCTGGCGAAAACGGCATCCAGGGCAACCGGGTTGCCGGCGGCCCAAGCCTTGGTGATGTAGTCGCCCGATTGCCTGATGCGGCCGCAGACGATCTGCACGCCGGGGTAAAGGATGGGCGAGATCTTCTCGTTTCCTTGCAACACGGCCCTCACCTTGACCGTTTCGCTGACATATTCGGCAAAGGACCAGGTCTGACCAGGCAGAAGCTTGATCACCTCCCCCGTTGCCCGCTCCAACTCGAAGTGGAAGCGGGCCACCTCGGTCGGAATATCGACGGTCGCACGGATGGCGATATCGCTGACCTGGTCGAGCTCGCCGGACCATATCTCGACCGAGAGGGTGAACGCCGTGTATTTCGCCGCTACCTCTTCAAAGAACTGATCCGTATCGGGCATCACCAACCAGCTCGCCCGATTGGACGAACTGAACAGGTCACCGACCGTATAGGGTTGCGCGGCGACGCGCTGCTGCGTCTCGGGGTCGAGGTCTCCAAGTTTCGCCACCGCGACGGCATGGTCGGCATCGTCGGTCAGCGTGACGTTGCAGAACAGGTCGCTGTCGTTGAGATAGACCGGCGCGCCGAAGCGCGGCCGCACCATCTCGCCGACCTGGGGCAAGTTCATGTTGATGAAGGCCTCGGCCATCACTTCCTGTGTCGGCAAGCCGTTGTCCATGGTCGCCAACTGGACACGCACGCCCTTGGCCCGGTTGCCGATCTCGGTGAACTTGAAGTTCACGCCGATGATCTGGCGCGGCTCCGGGACCGCGAAAGACTGTGCGAGCGGATCCTTGCTTCCCCCGCGTGTCGGCTCGCTGCCGGTGTTGATCGAGGTGCTCGGGGTGCGCACCACCGTCGTGGTCTGCACGACATTGGTCACGTTTGTAATGTTGTTGATCACGGTGACCGGCGGCGGCGCATCACGGCTGATCAGCGTGACCATGCGGGCCGTCACCACGTCGATATCGTGGTTGCCGACATAGAGTGCCTCGGCGAAGCTCTCGGCCGCTCCGGTCGCACGAACGCGAGAGGTGCCGACGGGGACGTTCGCCGGCACATTGAAGTTGACGACGATGATGCCGCTACCATCCGCGGTCTGCGTTCCAGCCGGCTTCACATCGACGCCCGCAAAGGTCAGGGTCGCGAGGTTCTCGCCGGCAGCAAAGCCGCTGACCGTGCATTTGACCGGGATCTGCCGGATGAAAGATCCGGTCTCCTGGCTGGTCCCCTCGACCACGGTCAAGGTCTGCTGGCCTGGGGGCTGGCCCGGCGCGGCAACGAATTCCTGCGTCACGGGCGACAGGTAGTTGGTCACCGTCTCTTTCCAATAGTCGACGTTCGGCTCGAGCTTCATCTCGGCGGGCATCGAGTTGAAATTGGCATGAGGATTGATCTTCATGCTGCTCGAGGCGATCGGCTGGCGGACCACGACCTCTTCTGTGTAGGGAAGGGTCAGGAGCGCGTTGCCGGCCGGGATGATCTCGATCAGGTCGACGGCAAGCTGCAAGACGCCGCGGTTGATGGCGGCCGTCTGCGGGGCGCCGGGATCCCGATAGAAATCGGTCGTGAAATTGTCCGTGAAGATGCCGCGCTTGGCGACCGGCGACGAGGCAGCGATCTTGTTCAGCGACGCCTGGCGATCGAGAACCGAGACCGCAGAGCGCAGCAGCTCGATCCAGCGCACCAACTCATCCTGCGGGACGCGCCTGGTGCCATTGTTGTTGACGACCGGCATGCCCATCCAAGTGTTGGTGACCTCGGCGAGCTTGAGCAGGCCATAGGGCGGCTGGGGTGCCATGAGACTTTGCCGGGTCGAAATGCCCTTGACGTAGACGGGCAGGCCGAAGCGATCGAGGCAGACGAGATCGATGCGGGGCAGCTTCGACGTATAGAAAACAAGGATGGGCTGCCCCTGCACGCCGCCAGACACCTTGATCGTCGTCTGCGTGACCTCGTCGGGCTGCACGCTGATATTGTAGAGATAGGTGACGTTGTACGTGCTCGAAGCCGAGGGTTCCGCTCCACCAGGAGCCCAGGAGATATTGCCACCGGTCAGAACATAATCGGTGCCTGCGGCATAGGTGGTACCGCCCTGCTTCACCTCTTCGATTGCCACGACGGAGGCGAACTGCAATGCATCCGTACCGCCAGGCACCGGTCCGCGCGTGACGACCTGGGTGGCACGCTTGACGATGACAACCGATGACACCGAGGCGATCGGAGCACGCTGAACCGTCACGGTGGTTTGCCCACCGGTCACGCCAGCCCAGGTCGACGGCTCGGCGGCGACTGCCTCGACATCGAATTCCTCGGGCACGATCAGGGGAAGCGCGCCATACCGGATTTTCTTGTAGCCGAGAATGTTGGCTTCGCCGGCGGCGATGGAGAAAACCTGCCCCTGGCCGCGATTGCCGACGGCCTGCACCTCGCAACCCGACACGATATAATGTCCGGCGAGGCCGAAATCGTAGCCAGCAATGAGGTTCTGGACGCCCGACAGGGTCGACGGCGGCGTCTGGTCGATAACCGTGCCGTTCTGCAGGAAATAGACCTGATAGAACGCGCCCATCTGGCTATCGTCAGCCAGCGCCCAAACAAGCGTGAGGATCTCGCGGGCGCCGATATCTTCTCCTTCCGCCTCCGTTCCCGGGCCGAGGCCCCTGAGCGCCTCGTCATCCTCGTGCGTGATGATGGTGGATTGCAGCCGCACACCGATGCGCACGTCGCCGGTCATCGGCACGCCATGAAAGATCGCAGCACCGACCGGCCGGACATCGCCCCGCACATAGATGGAGCCTGCGGCAAGAGTGACGGTTCCGGTGATCGAGTCGACGATGATGTCGCAGCCCGCCTGGCGATCACCATCATGCGCCGTCATGTTTCCGACGCGCTGATTGCGGCGCGTCTCCATGGTCACGGCTTCGTTGATGGTCGCGCCGTCGACAAAGGAACGTTCTACGACCCAGGGCCGTGACCAGTCCGGGCGGGACGGGGCACGATCATAGGTCATCGGCGGGGCGCCCGCGACTTCGAAAGCCATGGAGACGAACCTCAGAATGTCAGGAGAAAGGTGCAGCGCTCCCGCACGGTGAGACCGAACGGGATGGAAACGGGGGTGCCGGACAAGGCAAGGCCGCCGCTGAATTGGTCAGGCGAGAGCCAAAGCAGCCCCGGTTTGAGGCCGGCCACGGGCCCGCCACCAAAGACGATGGAAACGGATGCTGCCGTCTGGCCGGCCCCATCTCCGAATCCCGTGCGACCGCGCAAGATCATTGCGGTTGGCGCGCTTGTGAGCGTCGTCCACCTGACGCCGGCGACTTCGTATTCGCCGGTCGCGGAAACCGCGACAGGGTGGATGAAAGCACGGCGATAGCCGATCGGGTCCCCCTGGGCATTGTCGAACCGCAGCCAGGGCTTGTGGGCGACGACGGCAGCCGTAATTGCATCCCGGCGCGCTTGGACGCCCGGCACCGCCCAGAGGAAATCCTCCTCGACCCACAGATTGTCGTCGTCGACCCAGAGGCCGCCTTCCGGGACCGGTGGCACCCAGGCGTCCAAGGCGGTCAATTCCGTCTCGGTCAACTGGCGTTCGAAATCATAGGCTCGGCCAAAGGACCACTTGGCGCCGATGCCCGGCAGGGTAACGCCGGAATGGTCGGAGTAGATCGCGCCAGATGCCCGTGACTTCGAGGTGATGAAGGCCCGGATATCGTAGCCGGCATAACCACGGCTGAAGATCGACCGCACCGGTGGCGACAGACTGACAATGCCGTCGATGCGCTGGAGATCCGGCAGATCGCGATCGCGTACCCGGTCAAGCTCTACCTGGAACCTGTTCCAGCGCCGGCGCCAGGTCGGTTCCTCTTCGATCCGGCCGCTGTAGCCGAGCCAACCCAGGCCCATAAAGATGGAGGCGTGAGTGCCGCGGATGCGCTGCCAACGAACACCCTCGGCGATCAGATCATAGAGGTTCGGCAGATAGGGCGACAGTTCGCCGAGGCCATACTGCCAGACCAGCCAGGGGAGCATGCGCGGCGGTGGCGTGAAATCATAGATAGGGACCTGCTCGAAGACCGGGCCCAACCGATCGTTTTCATTGGTGGTCGCGGAGAACGCCAACTCCAGAGGCGTGGCGTTATCGGGCAGCAGCGTCTCAGACATCAGTATGCCCGCCCGGCCACGCTGAGAGCGACGTTTCCGATTCGCACGGCTTCGTACTGCTGCATGACGCGATCGGCGGCAGGCGCTGACATCGCCACGCTATAGACACCAGACACCATCAGCCTCGATCGGATCCAATCGCGCGTGAGATCACGGCCGCTGCCCCCTTCTGCCGCCCACTGACCAGGAAGACCCGCGGACAGGCTGGCCAGAATGCTCTCAGGGGTGTCGGGAAGCAGGGTCAATGCAGCCGTCACGTCGACGATCACCACGACCGCTGCCCGGACCTTGATGGTATCGTTCACCATCTTGACTTCCGGGGCATTCAAGGCCGCGGAGACAGCATCGAGCAGGGCTTGGGGTGCCACTCCATTATTGCTGACGGAGAAGACAGCCACCCATACCGTGGGATCAATGCCGTTGGTGTACACATTGACATCAGCGACATCGAGCGAGACGCCCATGGCCACAGACTTGTAGCGAGGGGCGGTTCCGCCGGGCGAGCGGCCCTGAATGGCGAGGATGATGCGCTGTTTGTACCGATCGTCTTTTTCGTCGACCAGGCGAAAGCAGTCATAGAAGGCGCCCATATGGTCGAGGCCAGGCCCCCGGGCAAAATAGAGATAGCGGTCTCTGGCAATGTCATTGCCCCGGGCACGAAGGACCAGCTCGCGATAGGACGATTCCTCAAGCAAAACGGCGCCGGGATCGGTCTCCAGGTCGATCACGTCATTCGCGAGGCCGTGCTCCGTCAGCTTCTCCAGGAACTTCGCCTTGCGAGCGCGCAGGATGGCCTCATAGTCCAGTGTCTCGATGATGTCCGGCTTGCCGAGGGCCGCCAGCGCGTCGATCGTGAGGTCAGCCATTGGCGGCTCCCATGGCAATCGTGGAGCCGAGCGTCACTGTCCGCGCTTCCTCTGCCGTGAAGTCGCCGAGATGGCCGCGCGGCCGATAGAACCCCTCGATCACGATCGAGACCTGGCCCTTGCGCGCGTCGTCGACGTTGTTCTGCGGCCGCGGAAAGGAAATGCGCGAGACGCGATAGCGCGGCTCCCAGAGGTCGACGGCCATGATCATGGCCGCGCAGAATTTGAGGACCGTCGAGGGCGTAAACTTCCGACCGAGCAGGCCAAGGCCGAGATAGCCGAAGCCACGGCGCATGACGCGCGCGCCTATCACCGTGGTGAAGATCACCTCGAGCGATTGGCGCACATGATCGAAGTCGCGCAACACCTTGCCGGTGCGGCGATCAATGCCTGTTGAAGCCATTGAACCCTCAGGGGATCTTGAAAAAAGACTGGCCGGTCGTGGCATGACCGCATGAGGCGTGATCGCCCTCGCGGCAGATGCGCAGACCGCCAAATCGGAACTTGGAGGAGGCCTCGACCATCACAGGATCGGGCGCGTGGGGCGGCTCGCCATGGGCCATGACATGATCACCGAGGGCAACGGGTGCCGCGCCGCGGATCTTCACCTTCGAGACCTGTTGACCGAGTTGCAGGCCGCCGGCGCTATCGCGACCGACAAGGGCGATACCTGGCATTGGCTCACCCGAAGTCGTAATCGCTCGCGACCATCTTCAGACCCCCGCCACTGAGTTCGAAGGTCGAGCCGCCGCATTTGATGCGAAAGCTGGAAGCCTCGATCGACATCACCCCGCCCTGCTCGCTGAAGCGGACGCCGTTGCGCTGATAGAAGACGGTCTCGTCGCCAGACTTGGCGGGATTGCCACGGGCGTCGGTATGATCCCAGGGGATCGCCATGGCCTGCTCAAGGTCGCCGTTCGGGGCCAAAACCATCATCTGGGCGCCTTTGCCGACCGGAATGCTGGTCACACCCGACAGGTTGCCGGACTTGATCCATGGGCTGAGGAAGGGCTCGTCGTCGGACCCGCCGAGATTGATGCGAACGCCCTTGCCGGCCTCTTCCTCGGCCACGGCGCCAGGCGTGAACATATTGGCGAGACGGCGCTCCGCCGTGTTCAGGCGGCGCTCCATCTCCTCCATGCGGCGCAGGAATTCGATGATCATGGCTGTGCCAGAGGGCTGGTCTGCACGGGAGCCAAGCCGATCGCGTCGGCCGCCTCGTTGGTGAGGCCGAGCAAGGCCTGCTCGCGCTTCCAATCGGGAAGGTCGGGGGAGGCGGTCAGCCGCTGTTCGATCGAGGCGGCAATCGGCATCAAACCGGGCACGGCACCGATCAGGTCGATGATGGCACGCCAATCGTCGCTGATCTCGGCCGCAGGCATGGGCTCGTCGCAAGCATCCATCGACAGGCAGATCTCGCGAGCCGCGAAGCGCACGCCCTTGTCGGCCCCGGCGCCGCGGCGAACATGCACATTGATCACCGTGCCGGCCAGAAGCCGGAATGCCTCGGCGTAGGGCGACGTATCCGCCTGCAACACGCGCATGATGTCGCTTTTCAGGATATCGATCGCCGCCTCGCGCGTACCGTCGGTCTCGCCTAGGGTGTAGACGCTGCCGCCATCCTCGACATCGACCTTTTCGGCGATGCCCATGTCGATGGTGAGGTCGAGCTTGCGCTTGCCGGAGGAGAGCGCATTGCCGAAACCCTCGAGGGTCGATTCGTCCTCGTCAGTATAGACAACCGCGAAGGCGCCCGATTTTCGCTCGCCGGCGAGTTCGTCGATCGCGGCGATCGAGGAATCTGCGATGTTGGGGCCGGCCAGGGTCCTGCCTTTGAGAGCCTGGACAGCGCAGAGCCGCAGGCAGAGGGCGACGATGCTCATGCCGAACGGACCTCATTGCAGAAAAGCACGATGCGCCCTGCCCTGATGTCGCCGACACGGCCGACCTCGATAAGAGAAGGCTGGCCGTCAGGGGGTGCTTTCCGCAGAATGCGGTCCCCCTCAGCCGGGCGCCCTGCGCCAAGTTCATCGGCAGGGAGCCAGGCGGTGATGGGGAAGACCGCGACGTTGGGGCCCCATTTATCGCCGGGTCGCTCTCCCATCAGACGCTCGACATCGGCCTTGCGGAGCACAATGCCAGTGCAATCGACGGATGAGCGCGTGGGGTCGAGACCGGCGACATAGTCGCCGATGGCCATGGGCTGGAAGGTGACCTCCTCACCATACCATCGCTGCAGGGCCGCGAAGGCGGCCCTACCGGCGGTCTCGAAGGGCGAGGCCATCGCCGATCAGGCCAGCTTGAGCCGGCGCAGCGTCTTGGGCTGCGTGATGACGTGCAGCGGGTTGGTCTGCACCTCGAAGCGCGCCGACTTGGCGGTGCGATCCTCGGTCATTTCGCGGGCATAGCGCGGCAGGCCAATGGTATTGACCGTGTCCCAATAGTCCGCCGGGGCGAAATAGGACTTGTAGAGATCGGGAACACCCTTGAAGCAGACGCGAGCCTCATCCTCGGGAATGAAAGAGCCGCCGACAGCAGCACGGGCCCGGCGACCTGCCTTGAGGCGGATCCAGTGGATGCCGCCATAGGAGAAGTCGTCAGGAAGGCTGTTGCGCAACTCCACCGCCGCGGCGGTGTTGAGATAGGTCTCGCGCACCTCCTTGTGCTCGATCAGCTTCCGCCATAGCTCGTTGCCGCAGAAGGCGATCACTTCGCCATAAGCGGTGGCGTCGAGATCCTGCTCCATGCCGTAGCGCAGTTCGTCGGCGGCAAGGCGCACCTTGGCGGCCTGGTCGTTAAGCACGAAATCGACCGGGTCCGGCTGGACGAGGCCGAACTCCTTGTAGATATCGATCACGACCACGCCCTTACCCGACACGACCTTGCCATTGAGCACCCCCATCTTGAGGTACTCATTGGTGAGGTCGAAGTCGCGGGCATGCCTGGCGAGCTTGATGTCGGTCATTTGCTGCACGGTCAGCAAGCCATTCTGGCCGCCGAAGCCGTCATTGCGCACGCCCTGGACTTCATCGGCATACATGTGCTCGTCGCGCTGGAAATGCGCGGTGTCGAGGCGGCGATAGGTGCGCTTGTCGTGATCGATGGTCTCGCCCGGGCCGCCGCGGGCGGAGGGCTCGACCAGCTGCAGGGTCCCGTTGATCTCGATCATGGCGATCGAGGTGGTGGGGACGCCGCGCTCCTCGAAATCGAGGGTGTCGCCGATCTGGCCCGGCACGGGCGGCTGGCGGTTGATGCGGTCGGTGAGTTCGACGAACGAAAAGGCGTCGTTGTCGAAAATGTCCATTTCGGGCATGACGCCCTCCTTGTTGGGATAAAGAAAAAGGGCCGCACAAGGCGACCCCGGCGGGTCTCAGCGAGAGAAAGAGTGGGCGTCAGCGCCCGATGATGCCGTGCGCCGCCAGCTGGGCGATGACCGCGTCCTTTTCGGGCTGGGTGTCGGTCGCGGCGGCGAACGTGAGCGCGGCGACCTTGACCTCGGCCTGGCGCGTGATGCCCGCAACCGTCAGGTCGGCGTCAGCCGGCACGTTGGCGTTATCGAGCAGGATGGCGCTGGCATCCTGGCTGCCGTCGCTGGCGGCCGGATCGTGCGGCTTGAACTTGCCGGTAGCGGTGACCTTGCCGAGAATGCGGCCGGAGGGAAGGCTGCCAGAGCCGGCCAGCAGCTTGATGTTGTCGCGCGAATAGGCGCCATCGGCCTCCGACAGGAGGAATTCGCCGGCATGCCGGCCTTCGGTCTTTACAGGCATTGGGTGGTGTCCTGGTTGTGGGAGGGGATGTACGCCGTACCTGGCAGGATCAGCCCTTGCGGCGGGCGGCGTAGACGGCCTGGGGGTCGATGACCTTGGTGGCCTTCTCGACCGAGTTTCCGCCGGAGACCTTGGGATCGGGCACGTTGCCGTCGAGGCGCGAGCCAGCCTTCTCCTCGGCCGAGGCGGCCAGCGTGGCGATGGCGTCGTCGGCGCTCATGCTGGTTTTGAAGGCCAGATGATTGGCGAGGGCTGGCCGGGACTTGGCGGCAGGGGCGTTGAGGATAGTGGCGATACGGGCGGTCGCGGCATCGGCGCCGGCCTGCTCACCTTCCCGACGGCTCGACGCCTGGGCGGTGGCGAGCTGCTCCTGGGTGATGCCGGCATTGTCGCCGCCGGACTGCGTGGTCTGGGTGCTCATTTGCGATCCCTTGGGTTGAGCCCGGCTACGGGCGGGTGGATTGGCGAAAAGCTGGGCGCGCGTGGCGAGCCGATCGGCGAGGCCAGCGGCGATGGCGGTGATCCGCCCCTGGGTGGCGACACGGCCGCGATACATCTTGGCCTCGGTGGCAAGGGCCTGGTCGGCCGTGAGGCGCTCCCCCCTCCCCGTCGCCACCTCGTTGGCGAACATCAGGCGCAGATCCTCGACATGCTCCTGAATGGCCGCCCGTGCCTCTGGCGGCAGGGCCTCGAAAGGGTTGCCTTCGACCTTGTGCCGGCCGGCAGCGATCAGGCTGACCTTGATGCCGATCGTGTCGAGCAGCTTCGAGAAGTCGATGTGCGTGGTGTAAACGCCGATCGAGCCGACCTGGCTCATGGGCGTCATCACGATCTCCCCGGCCTGGGCCGCCAGCCAGTAGGCGGCGGATGCGGCCATGCCGTCGACATGGGCAATCACGGGCTTGGCGGAGGCCAGGGCCCGCAGGGCATCGGTGGCCGCCTCGATTCCGGAGACAGTGCCGCCCGGACTGTCGAGGGCAAGCACCGCCTCACGGACCGATGAATCAGCCGCGGCAGCTTCGAAGGCCGCGGCGAGCCAGCCATAGGACGTGAAGCCGTATTTTGAGCCGTCGACATCGCCCTTGTTAAGCAGCGAACCGACGACCGGAATGACAGCCCGGCCGGCGTCGACCTGATAGCGGGGCGCCGATCCCGAACCGAGCGCGCCTGCACGCTGCGCGGCCTCGGCCGCATACCAGGCGGCGCGGACATCATCGGCGCGGGTATCGAGCACCATGAGGGCCTCGGCCGTGAGCGCCGTCGGCCAGGTCGCGGCATTTGCCGGCGCTATAATCGCAGCGAGGGCCTCGGGCAGAGCCGAGGCGAGGGTAGCGAGAGGGTTGTTCACTTGGCCGTCTCCGGCGTAGTCGTGTTGGTTTCGTCGGCCGTTGGCTTGGGAGCAGCAGGCGCGCGCACGACACCCGCCCGTTTCATCACCTCCTGCTCATAGGCCGCCTGCTCGATGGTCTCTTCCCAGTCGAGCCCCTGCTCGGCGTTTTCCGATTCGAGCGTCGATGTGAGGCCCGAGACGCGCATGTCGGCGGCCTCGGCCTCCTTCGTCGGATCGACATAGCCGCGGGGCGAGCCGATCCAGCGGGCTGCGGCCCAAGCCGCCGGCATATCCCAGAAGGTGGGAGCGCCGGCGGGCAGCGTGATGTAGCGATCGAAGGCCTCCTCGAGGAACGCGAGATAGATCGGCGTCACCACCTGCTCGCAGAAGGCCGCGAAATCGCGCCGGATGCCGCGCCAGACCTCATTGAGCGCCGCACGGGCCGATGAATAGTTGGTCTGCGACCAATCCATCGACAATTGCTCGTAGGAAATGCCGAGAGCGGCGGCGATCGAGCGCAGGAAGGCGGTCTGGAAGGCCGGAAAGGCCGTGGTTGCCCGGGGTTGGGCATTGATCTTCAGTTCATCGCCGATCGGCAGCACCGGAATGCGAACGCCGCCCAGGGTCGGCGGATGCGCCTCCCAATAGGAGTCGCGCGCGTCGACATAGGCCTCGTTGGCAACGTTCAGCTTCGCCGTCGCGTCCTGCAGCGACATGTTCGACGAAACGAAGGCGGCGAACAGGGCATTGACCGCGGCGTTTGCAAGCTCGGTATCGGCATATTTGCCGATCATGCGCAGGCGCTGCACCAGTGCCGCGAACGGCGTGATGGCGCGGGACTGCCCCTCCTGCTCCGGCTCGAAGCCATGGATGAAGATCGGCCGGCCCCAGGCGGTCTCGCGCGGAATCCGCGTCCACGTCCACGCACTGATGCCGGAATAGTAATCCGACGGATGAGCGTCGCGGACATGATAGGCGATCGGCGTGAGCCCGGCCGCATCATACTCGATGCCCTGGCGCATCGAGATGTTCTCAAGCCGGCCTGCTGGGGTGGAGAGCCTGTCGGGGCTGATCGCGAGCAGGTTAGTGCGATAGCGCGCGCCGGGGATATTCTCCTCGCGCCATTTCAGCACGCAGGTGACTTCGCCACCGATCGACCAGGTGCGGGCAAGCTGGCGCAGACGACCGTTGAGCGAGACCTTGCGTTCCGCGTCGAACAGGAAGCGCGGATCCTGCGTGGCGAGACGCCATTCCGCCTCGATCTGGGATCGGACCTCGCGGGCCTGGTCGGCGGTGATGCCGAGGGCCCGATAGTCGGGCTTGGCCACCAGGCGAATACCGGCGCCGACCAGCATATCGACCAGCCGTTGCACGCCAGCCTTGGCGTGGGGGTCGTTCCGATAGAGATCCCGGGCACGTGAGAGCGCGAGGTCGCGGGCGGGACGGATGGCGGCGTCGGCCGAGAGCAGGCCGGGGCGATAGCCGAACATCTCCTGGTTCATGGTCGCGCCGGCGCGATAGGGCGAATTCGGAGCCTGATCCGCGATGCCGGCCTGTTCGCCGCGGCGGAATAGAGCCTTGACGCGATCGCGCAGCATTACCACACCACACCGATGGCGCCGCGAGCATCGCCGCCGGTAAGCCTCGCCAGTTCGGCCTCGAGCTGGCGGATATAGGCCAGCAACTTGTCGGGATTGGCTTTCCAAAACTTGGTCGACTGGTCGCCGATGCGAAGCTCCTCGACCCCTTCGCCGATCATGAACTGATGATAGGCCGCCCACGCCTTCGCGATGAGCGACCGCAGCTCTGCTTCGGTGCGCATGGGCTAGACTCCGGCGTTGATCTTCGAGAGGCGGGCGAACATGCCGCCCAGCTTCTTGGCCGGGGGCGTTTCGACAGGGGGGCTGTCGGGCGGCGGATCTGCCTGCACCTTGAGAGGCGCCGGCGCGAACAGGTCGGGTGTGATCTCGGCTTCGGGCACCCCCCGCATTTCAGCGAGTTTGCGCCACTCGGCTTCGGTCATACGGGTGAGGCCGAGATATTCGGCCAGCGCCATGTTGCCGATGCGGCAATCGAGATAGTGGTTGTCTCCCCGGGCCACCCATTTGCGGCCCGTCACCACGCCGCGCACCTTGATGTCGTCAAGGTATTCGGACGTGATCTGCTTGAAATAGGCCTCGTCCTGCCACCGCCCGAAATGGCAATAGCCGGGGTTGACCTGCCCTTCCTCGTCGAGACGAGGCTTGCGCAGATTGTCGTAGAACTCGCGCTTGAGCGACCAGGTGCCGGTCTTCCAGAGCTTGGCGCCATGCTTCTGCACGCGGCCCTGCATATCGATGTCGACCAGCTTGGGCTGGGCCGAGATGGCCGGGTGCGCCCAGCCGTCCTCGCCTTTCAGCGCCATGGCGTTGAGATGAGCCGCCGTCCAGGCATAGACCTGGTTCGCGCGACCGCCGTCGCCAGCGTCCACCCCCATCACGTCGATGGTGCGCAGCCGTCCCCAAGGATCGGCATAGGCGCGCTCATAGACTTCCTCGAGGCTGACCCAGGCGCCGGCGGCAATGTTGGTGGTGTCACCGACCAGGAAACCATGATCGACGACATAGGAGCGACGGCTGGCCGTCCATGCCACGACCTCGAAAAACAGGCCATTGTGCTGCACGTCGACCATGGCGGTGAGCAAGAGCCCGTCCGCCGGCACACGGCGCTGGATCAGGGCGTCCTCGCGGCGCTCCATGAGCAGCTTGTGATCCGGGGCGTCGCCGCGGAACTTGTAGGCGCGGCCAAGGAAGAGGTTGTGAAAGTCCTTGTTGTCCTTTTCGGACTTGAGGCTCTTCAGATACTCCTCGGCCATGTCCTCATAGGACACCATCAACGACATGAAGCCGTCGACATGGAAGCCCGGATGGTTGGGCACAGGCTCGGTCGCCACATATCGGCCGTCTCGGACGGCCGGAACCCGTTCAGCCTCCGAAATCCGGTGCCCGCAATGAGGACACAGCATGGTGGACCGGTGCGGGCTCTTGCGATCGACCTGAAAAAGCTCGATCACCTGGACGAACTCGCCGCCGCATTCGACGCACGCTATGTTCCAGAAGCGCTGGTCCGACCGGCGGAAGGACCTGTCGATGCGGCAATGGCCTGGCGTCTCCAGCGTCTCGTCGCCCAGGTCGATTTCCGGGGTCGAAAGCTCAAGGATCTTGTACGACTTCGTGCGCCGGAAGGCGGTGAAACGGCCAAAGAAGAAGGTCTCGGGGTCACCCTTGCCGGGGATATCCTCCCATTTGGAGACCTCGTCCTTGACGCCCTTCTTCATGGTGACGGCCGAAAGGTCCATCACCGCATTGGCGTTGGCGAGAGCCAGGACACCGCCCGGGAATTTCTTCTCGTTCGTGGTCGAACCCTTGCCGGAGCGCTGCGTCTGCGGGGCAAAAACGGCCCGCCCTGCCCGCTTCTCAAAGGCCTCGATCAGCGGCTGCAGCTTCTGCGAGTTCAGCTTGCGCAGCGCTTCGATGCCTGGCGCGCCATAGAGGAAGTTCGCCGGCTCGCGATCGGCGCAGAAGATCGCCCACCCCATTGCAAGGATGGAGACGCCGGTCTGCTGCGCCTTGCGCACCGTGATCAGAGGCGCCGGATGCCATTCATTGAGGCAATCGGCGATCTCGACGAGGTAGGGCGCGCCGGCTGGGCTCCAGAGCTCGCCGGCATACTCGCCATCGACCAGCACGAGGTTCTCGCACAGCCATTTGCTCACCGAGATGCGCGGGCGCGGGCGTATTGCGCCTGAGAGCACCCGCCGCACCAGGGCATTCGCGTCTGGATGCGACATCAGGCAGTCTCACTTGGCGGCTTGAGCGCCTTGTCGAGGGCATCAGCAATGCCGGTACGAAGGCGCTCGACCTCCGCCTTGAGGATAGTGCGAGCGCCGTGCGAGCCCTCCCGCGCGATGGCAGCAGCGAGATCGTCGGCCAAGGCCGGCAGGCGATCGAGCACCTGGATAATATCGCCGGCGACCTCGCCGAGGGCGACCGTGATATCAGCCAAAGGCACAAGCGCACCCTTGAGCGATTCAAGCTCGAGGCGGCGGCGTTCGGCTTCATGCCAGGTCTTCTGGCGCAGCGCCTCCTCATAGCTTTCGCTCTGCGACAGTTCGCGGCCCGGTGTCGAGGGACGCTGGTTTTTCGACGGGTTGTCCGTCCGCCCGCGAAGGTGGTCGTACTCGGCCACGTTCACGCGGGAGACACGGCCGCGCTCATCTCTCTCGACTGATAGGCCCTGCCGCTCGATGAGATCGGCGACCTTTTTGCTGACCGACTGCTTCGAGACGCCGTCGCGAGAGGCGATTTCCGAGATCGACCACATGACAGTGCGCGGCGTGTCAACCGCCGTTGTCGCTTCTGTCACCTCAGTCAACCCTGATTTTCGACCTGCCTAACTGGCAAAATTCCGGGCCATTTAATGCCGCGGGGGGTGGGGGCCCCGGGGAAGGACCCGTGAAACACCTGTTTCACGGGGGCGGGGGCGGGTCGTGAAACAGGGTGTTTCACGCCCGGGGCTGGTCACCCCCCAAGCATCCGAAGGAGTTCATGGCCGACGCGGTCAGGCAGGTCGCGGGCAATCACATTGTTGAAGGCATCGAGCGTCTCACCCCGCACCATCTCCTGGGGGATGTAGACACCAGACTTGCGCTTATGGATCGGCGTACGCCTTGCCCCTGCTGCACGCTCGAAGACATGCCCGCCCATACTCAGCGGCACGCGGTTCGGGAACAGGCCGCCCTTGAGGAAGGTATGGGCGAAGATCTGTCGATTGCCACGTGGCGCGGCGCTGACACCGCTACGGGTCTCGCGCGGATCGAAGTACTTGAGCGAGACATCCCCGCCCCGCGTCGTCATGCTGTATTCGAGCAGCCGAAATGAAGGCTTTTTGACCTTCACCGCCCGCACGATCACCTTGCGCTTGAGCCCGGTCTGGACAGTCAGGGCGCGGATGACCTGCGTTTTGGCCTTGTCACCGGTTCGGCTCAAGGCCCGTTGCAGCGCTTTCTCCGGGTGCTGGGCCGCCGCCAACATGTTGGCGTAGCGATCGAGCACACCATCCGTGCGCGCAACGAAGAGCGCCATTACATGACCCCCTCCAACGAAAAACCCCGACGCGGGGAGCATCGGGGTTTTGGATTTCTTTCTTACCGTGTTCGAAGCTATGTCAAATCGCCGTCGCACGTCAAGCACAAAGAGAGAACAAAATTCGGCGACCTTCGCGCGGTCCGGTTTCCCAAGGCCGAGCAGCCCGCTCCAGAGGCAGAAGGCGGATGCTTTGCAGCCGACCCGCCAACTCCTCGGCGAGGAAGGACAAGGCCGAATGCCACAACTCGTATTCCGCCCGGGCGATCGCTACCGGGAAGGCATCGGGATCGAGGTAGAAGCGCTGATAGGCGTCATGGTAGGGGCGGCGGCGCTTGGCGTCGAAACCATCGACCTCGACCTCCATGGCTTCCCGCCCCTCGCCACGCAGCACGCGCCGGAACCAGGCAGGCTGGCCGTAGGTATTGCGCTCGACCTTCACCTCGAAGGCCTCGCCCTGCCAATCCGGCTCCGTCCCCATGATGGCGTGGCGCAGGATCAGCTTCTGGACGGGCCTGCGCAGCCGTTGGCGGCCCGCGTCATCAATGATGGTCAGATGACGAATGGCTCGCACGGCCGCCGCCATGGCCAGCGGGCGCGCCTCCCCCGCCACATCCGCAAACGGATCCCAGTCTTCGGGCAGAGCCAGTTCAAGATCCGCCAGCGCATCGACCATGTCGCCGACCTCATAGGCGTCAGGATGCGGGAGGCGCTGCGAAGCGATATCGGGCACCACGCCATAGGCATTGCAGTCGATCACCGTCAGAAGCTGGGCGTAGCTCTCCACATTGGCCCATCCCCTGCCAAACGTTGCAGGACCGCGCTGCGCCACCTTGGCATGGGGCAATTCGTCCACATAGGCCCACCTCAAAACCCGCTCGATATCCATGCTGCGCATCGGCTTTGCCCTCAAAGAACCAAGCCTGATGGCTTGGTGATAGTTGGTGATAGTTGGTGAGGGTTTTAAACAAACCCTCAGGGTTAAATTCGTTTGTCTTTTCCGTTGGTTAGATGGTTATGGCGAGGGTTGGCGATAGTTTTTCACGCATATCAATGTTTTTGCTTTGCTTGGGGATTGCTGCCCCGCACCCCGAATATTTCCGATATACGCGCGCGAACCGTCGCCAACCCTCGCCAAACCATCTCAACTTATTGATATCGTTACAGAACCCCGCACCCCGAACCCTCGCCACAACCCTCCAGAACCCTCGCCAACCCTCGCCATTGCCTCACGCGCGCGAGGGTTGGGCCGCTCAATCTCCATCGTGCGGAGCGGGGGTGCGGGGGTCGTCAGGCCGCGAAGGCACGTCGTGCAGTTCGATATCGGTGTAGTAGAACCGCCCGCCGATTTGCTCTTTCTTGAAGCGTTGCCCGAGCACACGCCCAAACTTGGTCGTGGTTCGCGCTCGCTTGGCATTGGCCAGCGACCAGCTGACATAGGCCTGGTACATGTCGTTGGCCTGGACACGGATGCCACTGGAGGGCCGCACGCAGGCGGCAAGGAAGTCCCCGATCGGGTCCATTTCCTCCCGATACCCTGCCGTGCTGGCCCGAACTGCCTCGGCAATGACGAGGCCGTTGGCGAGATAGTCCATGGCACCGGCCGCCAGCCAGGCGAGAATGCCGGCCGACTCCTCGCGCACCAGTTCCGATACCATCTCCTCGAAGTCGCGGCGCTCTTCCTCCGGCACGGTCTGGTCCCAATGCATCACGAGCAGGCGCCGCCAGATGCCGTTATCCGTCCCGTCGATCGTCGGGAAACCGTTGCCCGACATATGGGGCGTCGCAAAGCTCTGGAACTCGAAATAGCCCTTGAACAGGGAGCGCACCGGAAAGGCCTCGCCACCCGTCAAGCGCTTGATGAGATCCTCCTGCAGGGGCACGTCGCCTTTGACCTCGAGGATACGAACCATGCGCTTGCCATAGAGCCGCACCAGGTCCGGCGACGCCGAGCCGGTGCCGCGTTCCGTGCCGCCCACCACCGATTCGCGAGGCAGGCCGACGGCCAGCCCCTGCCCCAGCACGCGGGTGAGCGTTTCCAGGAAGACCGATTTGCCGTTCGCGCCAGCGCCATAGTGGAACATCACGAACTGCGGGGCGAGCCCGAGCAGGCCCGTGCCGGCGAATTGCTGCATGGTGCGTCGGCGATCGAGGTCCGGCATCATGCGATCGAGAAAGGCCCGCCATTTGGGCGCCGGCGCATCCTTCCCTGCCCAGGCGAAGGGAATGCAGGCCGTGATCCAGTCCCGCCGCTCATGCCGCTCAACGGCATTCACCGTGCCCTGGTAGCGCACGATTTCGGGATCCGGGCATTCCATGTCCTGCTCGCGCCCGAAGACCAGCGTATGGCTGCTGCAGGCCACCTTGTGCTGATCGACATTGAAGGCGTGAGCCGGCCTGCGCAGCTTGGGCGCCGCACAGTCGAGCATGGCGGCAATCTTCGCCTTGTTCTTGGACGAGACGCCGAAGCGCCGGCGCCCGACCTTGCGCTTGTCCAGCGCCGCCCGGGCCTCCTCGCCAGCGTCTATCTCCGCCCGCAGCTTGGCACGCCGCCGCACCAGATCGGGATCGGCATCCTTGGCCTTCTCCATGGCCTTTTCGAGTTCCTCGAGCTCGGCTTCCGCCATGGCGGCCCGCTCGATCGCACGGCGCTCCTGCGGCGTCTGCTCCATGACATCTGCCTCGAGGCCGATCAGGTCGCCGATCTTGGAAGCCTTGAGCCAGGCGAGCGCAGCGCCCTCGGCCGCGTCCCAATGCGTGCCGGTCCACACCAGCCAGTCACCGGTCGCGACGCCCTCCTGGGCAATGACGGTGAGATCCTCGCCATGGTGGCAGATCAGGCGCGTGGCATTGTCGGTGTCCGAATGATCGAGCACCTTGCACACATCGATCGCGCCCATGTCGACGGAACCGACATCACGGCCGGAGGGGGCCTCATTCTCGTCAAACCCTGCCTCATTCGAAAATTCGGCTGATGAGTGGGGTACGGGGCTCTGGCGGCCTTCGCTGATCAGGCGGCCCATGTCACTCCCGCCGATTACGGGGGCGTGCTCTACGCGGTCAACGATACGGCCGAAATTGTTCCCGGATTCAGCCACGGAAGACCTCTAAATTTGGACATGCAAGCAAAGATATGCTGATTATTGGTATTGATTCTGGCGTCTTATTGAGTTCCACCAAACGAACTTGAATGTTGGCGGCGACATGCAAAGCAACGAGCAGCTGCAAGCGCGAAATGATCGACATTTTTTTCTTGTCGTAGGCATTGCCATTGGATGCGCTATTGGCTTCGGGCTGGCGACCCTTGCAGGCGCGATATCCAGTCTGAAAGACTGGCAACCGCTTATGGCCAGCCTGGTTGCTGTCTTCGCCGCCCTTATCGCCCTCTACAATGTTCGCGTGCAGATTACAGCCGGATTCAAGAAGGATGCGATCGCTAGGGCAGCTGATCGCGAAGCCAGGGTTGAAGAAGCGCGTCGAAATGACAAACCATATCGCGATTGCGCCCATCTCGTTGGGCAACTCACGTCCGACGCGTTCAAACAGTGTCAGTTTGTGTTGAATACGCGGGTTAATCTTCTGGCAAACAGCGATGATTGGCTCCGGCCGGTCACCCCACTGAACCTCGCTCAATACAAGGGCTGGCGCCCATCCTGGGACGACATCTATCGCCCATTGGCTCACGAAACGGCAAGCGGCCTCACCAAGATGGGCAACGGCATTGCGACAACTATCCTCAAACTCGTCGATAGAGTGGTCGTAATTTCCGACGCGCATGAAAAGCTGGTGTCCATGCCGTATTTGACGGCACCACCAGACTACAGCCAAAGCACGGAAGCGTTGGCCATCATCGAGCAATTTCTCCCGATGGCAGAAGAGCTCAAACGAGGAGCGATCTATTGAGTTGAAGTCCACGACCTTCATCTCTCCGGCCCCATAAGCATGTCGTTGAAATCTTCGTCCGCATCCGCCATGGCGCAGCGGATAGCCTTGAGGCTGGGGCAAAGTTGCCCGTGCCGCGCACCCGCGCGGATCAACGCCTGTTGCGTCATGTAGGCCTCGCTGTCGCCGTCACCGAGCAGGAACAACTCCTCGATTCCGGCCGGCACGACGAAGGCCTGGCTGTTGAGATCCGGCACCGGCCCAGGCACCTTCACCGCACGCGTGCGCCCCTTAGCGTCGGTGGTCGTGGCCGTCGGGTGGCGCACGGTCTCGGTAGCCCGCCCAGCGAGATTGCCAAGGTCGACCGAGGATAAGAACATATCGCCATCGCCAAGCCGCCTGGCGCGCGCCATCGCGTACCAGACCGATAGGCCTGTCTCGATCCCCTCCCCTACGAATAGACGCCGGGGCTCGGGCACTGAGCGCAGCACAATGTGATTGCCCTTCTTAGTGCCCCGCACCTTTTTTTCGGGCCAAGGCTCGCCATCAGGGTCGAGCCCAGGAGAGAACTTGCGCCAGAAGCCGTTTTCCCGGGTGAGATAGGTGGTGTGCAATCCGCGAAAGCGGCCGTCTGGCCCGACGATCGCCGCGTTGAGGGCAGGACCGGTATGCACCATCTTCCAGCCATTGCTCTCTGGCACGTAATAGCGCATCTGCGGATGGAAGCGCAGGGCGGCCGTTGCCGGCACCTGGGGAATACCCCGCGCCTCCAGGTAATAGGCCGCCGGCGTGCCCGCGAGAGCGCGGCCGGCGCACCAGATTTCATAGAGCCGCTTGCGCTCCTTCTCGCGGTACGCGTCGGCTTGCCTATCCTTTTCGGCCTGCGCATCGGCGGCCTCTTTGTCCCGCTTGGCCTCGCGCTCGGCAATTTCCGCCTTTTCTTCGGGCGTCAGAGCGCGACCGTGCGGAGGCGGACCGGCGAGCAATTCACAGGCCGCCAGGAAATCGATCCCCGAAGCCATCATCACGAGCTTGATCACGTCCCCGCCGGTACCGCAGCCCCGGCACGACCAGAGTTTCTTGCGCACATTGACGGCGAAGCGATCCCGGCCCTGGCGCTCGATCGGGCACGGCCCGGCGCGCTCATGCCCCTTGCCGAGCTTAATGCCACGCCGCTCGACTTCGCTGACGAGATCGACATCCCTGGCACGCGCAACCCAGTCCTTGAAGGCGGCATCATCGATCATGCCACTTTCCTTCCGCCCCAAAAGTGTGTATGTGAATACACATTATCTCTTGACGCCACACCGCTTAGTGTGTATAACCATACACATCGAAACGGGAGGCGCGATGGAAAGAGACCTGATGAAGATCCGGCGGCAGCTCGAAAGAGAAGGCTGGATCCCCCGGGAAGGAGCGGACCACATGGTCTACACCCACCCCGAAAAGCCCGGCAGGGTGATCGTCCCGAAAGGGAGGGGAGACGTAGCCAGCGGGACCGCCCGCTCCATAGCGAAACAGGCCGGGTGGTAAGCCACCCGGTCTCTTCCCGATACGCACGCCCACAACCAAGGTACTCAGAATGACCATGTATATCGCGGTGCTCGAAAAGGAGCCCGGCACGCTCTGGAGCGTCTATTTTCCAGATCTTCCCGGCTGCACCACGGCCGGCGAAACCATGCAGGAGGCGGCGAGCAAGGCCCAGGAAGCCTTGCGCCTTTGGGCCGAGGATGCGCTCGACCGCGGCGAAGCCTTGCCGCAGCCCAGCCCTGCCGATGCAATCGCGTTTGAGTTGGATGCGAATGGCGAAAAGGGAACGCTGTTTGCCGTTCCCTTGCTCACCAATGCGGCGCGCCCGGTGCGCGTCAACATCACCATTCCGGCCGACACTCTCGAGGCGATCGACGAGGCCGCCAAGCGCCAGGGCATGAACCGCAGCGCCTTCCTGACGAATGCTGCCCTTGAGAAGATCAAGCAGGTTGCGTGAAGTATGGGAGGTCGCGGTCACTCTGCGGCCTCCCGCATATGAGCAAGGTCGGGACAGTTGGCGCGCACCAAAGCTGCGGCAAGAACCGGCGAGACCGAGTTGCCGCAGCATTTAACGGCAACCGTCGATGTGAACGGCTTACCCTCAGCATCCCGCTCGATCTGGTAGGAATCGGGAAAGCCCTGGGCACGGAAAAGCTCGCGCGGAGTCAGCATCCGCATCCCGATGTCGACAATCTCATGGGGTTCGCCATTCACCATGACCAGGCCGAGCCTGTCTTCGGCCGTCACGGTATGCATCGGGTCCGTCAGGGCCTGCCCCACGGTCGTGCGATAATATTTGATGAGGAACGCCCGAACCTCGGCCAAATGCCCGCCGCCGGCACAGATCGTTGGCGCAGGCTTATCGGCAGCCTGGTCTCGGCGATCGCTGCCGTGAAGCGACATCAGATGCGCAGCAGTCACGGCCTGCGTACAGCCCTTGCCGACGATCGTGGAAACGGGTTCGCGAGCATCGTGTCCGACCATGCCGCTATTGTGCTGGTTGAGGAAGGCGGCCACGACTGCGTGGCGGTTCTCAGTGACTACCGTGCGGAGCGGCTCGTCAGCGCTCGCCGACCGATCATGCGACCCGGAACCTGGCCCGTAATAGGCTGAGAGATGCGCCGCCACAACGCCGTGGCGAGGAGCCCCAGCCATCACGGTATGCAAGGGCTCCTCAGGCATCAAACCCGTCGAGTTTTCCGAGAACTTCGTGAGATGGGCCGCCACCAATGAACCACCATTGCCGGTCGGAACCACGGTCGGCATCGGCCGATCGATCGGCAATGCCCTCGGCTCCTGCCCCGCGCGCTCGCCATAGCGAGGCACCAGATAGGGCGCGACCAGCGCGTGCTCACCCCTCGGCGCGCAGGTGATAGTGCGAAGGGGCTCGTCGACGTCGTTCACTCGGGCATCGCCCGTATGCGTCACAGGAACGATGAAGGGCTTTGCGGCATCGATCACGTAGCGCCACACACCCTTGCCGATGCGCGCCATGGTATTCTCGACTAGAGGTCGGTTGCAGCCAAGCGCCCTGCCCTCCTCGCGAGTGAGAAAGATCGAGGGGCACGGCCGCCACCAATCGATACAGTCGGCGGCCGTGCGCCAGGTAAGGCGGCGGCCTTGGATCACCTCCTCACTATCCGGCGCACCATGGGAGGCGTCGGGCCAGATGATCTTGCCGCCATCGCGCCTGGCGATCAGGAAAAGGCGCTTGCGGATCGTCGGCGCGCCATAGTCGCAGGCTCGCAATTCGCGATGCTCGACCTTGTAGCCCAGCCGGCGCAGTTCCTCCGTCCATTGCTGGAACGTCTGTCCCTTTCGATCAGGACAAGGCCGTCCCTCGGGCGTCAGCGGCCCCCAGTCGCGGAACTCCTCGACATTCTCCAACATGATCACGCGAGGACGGGCGCGCTTAGCCCACAGCACCACCACCCAGGCGAGGTCGCGGATATTCCGCTTCAAGGGCTTGCCGCCCTTGGCCTTGGAATGGTGCTTGCAGTCCGGCGAGGCCCAAAGCAGGCCGACACGCCTATGCCCGACATGCTCAAGCGGATTCACGTGCCAGACGTTGCGCTGCAGATGCAGCGTCAACGGGTGATTGACGGCATGCATGCGGATGGCATCAGCATCGTGATTCACCGCGATGTCGGGTGAGCGGCCGAGGGCCATCTCGATGCCAAGGGAGGCGCCACCGCCGCCGGCAAAGAGGTCGACGATCAACTCGTCGGCTTCGAAAATCATAGGCGCGGCCGGACCAAGGCCGGGCAAGAATTCGAGGGAATGCATCGGACGCATCAGGCCACGCTCCCAAATTTGTTGAGTTCATTGCCCCAGCCATCCCAGCCAGGGCGCAGCTGGCGCGCGAAGATGTCGGCCCGTCGGGCGCCTGGTGTGGCAGCCTCAACGCGGGCATAAAATTCGTCCGGCTTACGGGAGTGCTCGCGGGCCAAGCCGTCGAAGCTGTCTTCCGCCAGTGTCTCGACGAGGTTTGGGAAGCGGCTTCCGATGAAATCCGGGCCTGCCAGCGTGCCGATCAGATAGGGTTCGCAGACGCTGCGCTGGATATAGCCAGGCCCCCAGCGCAGCTTTCCGCTGGCCGTGCGTTTTGCCCAGACCCCGCCCGTTTTGTATTTCACGCCCCATCGCGCGAAGAGGTCGATCTGCCTGTGCAGCAGCGGCCATGTACCCCACAGGATGAGCACGCCGCCCGGCGCCAGCGTATCGCCCAGGCGCAATGCCTCGATGTCCGCCATCGACATGGTTGGGTACTGCGCCTCCGGCGACTTCGCGTAGCCACGTTCGGTGCGCGCCTCCCATTCCCATGGCGGATCGGCCATCGCGAGGTCATACGCGAACAGAGGGAGGCCGAGATCGGCCCGGGCGAGGTTCATGCCTTCCTCCGCCAGGCGGGAAGGCGTCGCTCGATCTGCCATAGTGCGAAGTCGATCGCCCATGCGATCGCAGGCGCGCACCAGACCAGGAGCACGATCAGAAGGGGATCGCTCATCACAACGCCCTTTCGTCGCAGAGCAGCCCCGGCGAACCGGTCAGGCTCAAGCGCGGATTGAAGGGGATGCGCAGACGGATGCCGCCGTCCTTGGTCGGCACCGAGACAATCGGCTCGCCATAGGCCCTGCGCAGATCGTCGAGATGCGCATCGCAGGCTTCTTGCTGCAGCGTTCGCACGCGTTCTAGGTGCCAAGCTTCCATTGCCGTGAGCCCATCATTTTCCGGCATGGCCGATCTCCTTCATCAGCTTGAGGTCGGCCGCGCTCCACAGGCCATTCGTTGTGTCGGCGAGCACCACCTCGAGGCGCTTTGCGCCGAGGCCGGTAGCCCTTCGGATCTGCCAGGCGACAAGGCCGGCCGCGGCCATGTTGCGCGCCGCCCGGGCCAGCCTCCGCGCGCGTTTCTCAACGCGAACCCGCAGGGGCGGTTGGCGCAGGTGCCGTCGCGAGACGATCAACGTCGTCACCCGGCTGCTCTGATGTTCGAAGCCTTCACCGCAGCCAGATTTCGTCGCATCGAAAGGACGTTGGTGCCGAGTTCCCCTGCCACTCGGTCGATCGCCTCTGCCTCGGCAGCGGTCACGACCCCGTCCGCGATCGCCGAGGCATAGGCAGTCATCACCTCGGCCGATTTTCGCAGCGTCTCGGAGATGTCACTGGCGAGGCAGGCTTGTTGCCGCTCCTCCGCTTCGGGGTCCGTAAGACGGCGGCCGCTCATGTCCGCCATCACCTGCGTCACCAGTGGCAGCCCGCAATCGGCCTCGAGCGCTAAGGCGGCCGGGATGGTGATCAGGTCGGGCGAGCCAGGCGCTTGGAAGCGGCTGATTTCGGACTTGGACAGCAAGGCGATTTCGCCGGCGCGAACCACGCCGCCGCACACTTTGACCAGGTCGCGGGTCGCGGCCTTGATGCGCAGTATGGAAGTTTCAGGGATGGACACGGGGCAAGGCTCCGCTGTTCGGGAAAACGCCGCGCGCTTTCCCGTATCGGGAAGAAAAGGGATCAGGCAGAAATCAGCCCATCAGATCACGGGCCGAAACGGTCAGGAGCTATCGACATGGACAGGTCTTTCGCAAACGTCGCCCACACAAAAGGCCGCCGCTGGCGGGGGATCGCCAGCGGCGGCAGGCCCAACCGTCGCGTCAACAACAGGCAGGGTGGGTCGGGGGATATCAGACGGCCAGGCGAGGCCTTCCGGCCAGTTGGCGGAGAACCAAATGATAGCCCGGTCAACGCGACGGGCACCCATATCGCCACCCTGGCGAAGGTGCTTCAGGCGCGTGCCGTCACCAAAGACGATAGTCGACACGCGCGACTCGGAAAGCTTGCGCTGGTCCGCGAAGGCTGACGCCAGCGCCAGAAGGGTATCAATCGGGTTCATATCCCAACCGTGCGATAAAAATAGCGCTGGGTCAAGGCTAATTTTATCGCAAGCGTGCGAAATTCAAGTGCGATAAGATTATCCCATGAGCGACGACAGCACCCTTGCCGGCCGGATTCAGATTCGGCTCAATGATCTCCACCTGGACGCGACGCCTACCTCGCTCGAGGCCGGTCTTTCCGCGAGTGCCATCCGCAACATATTGGAAGGCAAGTCGAAATCCCCGCGCAACGATACGCTTGTGCGCCTCGCTCGTGTTCTGAAAACCAGTGTGGATTGGCTCGGTGAAAACCGCGGCCCCAAGGAACTCGATAGCCCTGCGGCCGAGACAGCATTGCCGCCAAGGCAGATCCTGCCGCCGCCGAATGCATCTATTTCTATGGTTCCCGCCCCAAGAATGCTGGATGACCACATCAACGTCCTCGGCCTGGCAAAGGGCGGCGCGGACGGGCGCTTTCAGTTCAATGGCGACGTCGTCGAGACCATCCCTCGCCCGGACTTCCTGCGAGGCGTCGTTGGCGCGTACGGGCTGTACGTCGAAGGAGACAGTATGTTTCCACGATACAAGGCCGGCGAGCTGGTCTGGATCCATCCCGGAAAATCGCCCAAGCGCGAAGATGATGTGGTGGTACAGCTCCACCCCGATGTCGAGGGCGATCCGCCGGAAGGATACATCAAGGAGTTTAGGGGCTGGTCTCCTAGCAAACTATTGCTATGGCAGTGGAATCCAGCCGAAGAATTCAACATTGACCGCCCTCTGGTCAAAGCCGTTCATGTAATCGTCGGCAGGCGCTAAGCCGCATAGGCCTGCGCACCTGCCGCAGGAATACGTCCGAACTCGGCAATAATTTCCGCGTCAGCGAACTCGCCCAGATCCGCGTCACCAGTACGCGAAAATGCGATTGCACCAACAACCCCATTCAGGCCCGCCGCCAGCTTGACGGCATGATCACGATCGCGGGCCGGACGCGGTTGACCAGGCACCAGACGACCGCGCATGCCCTCCACAAAGGGCAAAACGACGAAGTACGTTACTTTGGCCATGACACCCCCAGACGCCTTTACAACGAGAACAATTCAAGAACATGCCTAACGATGAGTCAACGGAGGCACGACAAATTTCTTTGCTGCGCCGCCAAATAGCGCGGAAGGGATAAATTTAGCGTAATTCTTGTTGACACGCTAAAAATATCGCGCATTATCGCATCCATTCCACCAATGGAGGCGGCCATGCTGCTCAATTCCCCTCTTCGTGATGAAATGACCGACATCTCCGCCGTCCGAGCGCTGATGGCCAAGGACATGATCGAGATCCTGGTTGAGCGCGGCCTCGATGCCGGCATCACCGAACGCGACCTGCGCGAGCGCGGCTGGTCCGAGAGCCAGATCCGCAACCATGGCGGCAATGCCCGCGAGCGCATGGAGATTCAGCGCAGCAAGCGCCGCGCCCAGGCCGGTCGCCACCTCGCTTTCGCCTGAGGTCTTCGCATGATCTGGATGCAGACCAGTTCCGGCCGGGCCTTCGACCTGCTCGATCCCAAGGTCGCCGATGTCGACCTCGTCAACGATGTCGGCCCGGCCCTGGCCCGCAGCGGCCGCTATGCCGGCGCGGTGCCTGGCGGCACCTTCTCCATCGCCCAGCATTGCGTCGTCGGCTGCGACGCGCTGATGCAGGAGACGGGCCGGGCGGATCTGGCCGCATGGTTCCTGCTTCACGATGCGCACGAGGCCTATATCGGCGATATCACCTCGCCGATGGCCATGGCGCTCGACGCTCTGGTTTCCCGGAGCCTAGAGCACATCACCGGCGCCAAGAACAGCGACCGCAAGGTGCTGGGCCGCAGCCAGTTCAGACAAGCGCTCGGCTACCTCAAGCTGCGCTGCGATCTCGCCATCCATGCCGCTGCCGGCATCAACCGGCCCAGCGATGCCGACAGCGAGATCATTCACGCCATGGATCTGCGCATGCTCAAGGTCGAGCGCGACCAACTTTGCGCCCGTCCGCCGCGTCCATGGCATCCCTCGATCGAGAGCGCCAAGCCCGTGCCCATGCGCGGCCGGCTCTCCATCTGGGGTTGGCCCCGAGCCACCGACGAGTGGCTGCTGCGCCTGCGTACCTACTGCCCCAACGCCAACGGACTCTGAGGAGAGCCCCATGAAACGCATCCGTGATGCGCAGACCATCATCGGCGCCCTGGAAGGCGGCGATGCCGCCGCCGCCCTGGGCAAGGAGATCACCGAAACCCTTGCCGCCCTGAAGGAAATCAGCGGCGGCCGGCCCAAGAACAAGGTGAAGGGCAAGGTGATCCTCACCCTGGATATCGAGGTCGAGGGCTCCTCGGCCGAGATCACGGCCGACATCCAGTCGAAGAGGCCCAAGCCCGTGCGCGGCGCCTCCTTCTATTGGGTGCTCGACGACGGCTCGCTCTCCACCGAGCATCCCCAACAAACCAACATGTTCGACGGGCCCCGCTCGCTCGACCGCAACGAGGCGGCCGGCGGCTGACGCCGGCGCCATCCCTCCCCTCAACCAGGAAACCGCCCCATGGCCCCCGTCTCTACGCCGGCAAGCGTCACGCTGCCGTCCGACACCGCCGTCAAGGATATCGCTCAGCTCGGCCGCGAAGCCGCCGGGATCGACATCGTCACCATCAAGGCCCCGGCCGGGATGGTCGGCGTGCCTGCCGAGATCCCCGTCGGCATTATTCACGGCGCCCAGCCCGAGATCGATTCGGTCGATAACCTGTTCGAACGGTACCGCACGGCCCCAACGGACAAGCGCGGCATTGCCCGCGCGCTGACCCTCGACAGCTTCATCGCCCTCACGAACCGTCATAAGACTAAGGATAGCGTGGTCTTTGCCGACACGACCTGGACCAATCCGAGCTTTACGGCTGTTATCGACTACCACGAGGACAAGTCCGCCGGCGCCGCCAACAATCTCAAGCATCGCATCGCCTACAGCTTCCCCCTCTCCGACGAATGGAAAGCCTGGACCAAACTCAACGGCCAGCCGATGGCGCAGGGCGATTTCGCCGCCTTCATCGAGGACCGCATCGCCGACCTCTCCAGCCCGTCCGACTTCGAGCGGTCCAACCTCGAGCGGGATTTCGGCACCACGATCGCCACGCCGAGCGACCTCATCCGCCTATCGCGCGGCCTGCAGGTGAATGTGGAATCGCGCCTCAAGCGGGCGGTCAACCTGCAGACCGGCGAGGCCGAGATTTCCTTCGAGGAGAGCCATAAGGACGCCGACGGCAAGCCGATCAAGGTGCCCGGCCTGTTCATCCTGGCGATCTCGCCCTTCTTCATGGGTGAAAAGGTCCGTATTCCCGTACGCCTGCGCTACCGGACCAGCGGCGAAAAGCTGATCTGGCTCTACCAAATCTACCGCCCCGACCAGTTCGTGACCGAGCGTGTCCGCGAGGACCTGGCCACCGTGGGCGCGCAGACCAGCCTGCCAACGTTCGAAGGCGGCCCCGAAGCCTAAGCCAGCCCTGCCAAGCACGACCCGGCGGCTCTGCCGCCGGGCATCCCCAGCCCGAACCGAGGCAACCCATGGAAATCATCATCGAACGCGCGGCCCTGGTGAAGGCCCTCGGCACGGCACAGAAGATCGTCGAGCGCCGCAACACCATCCCGATCCTGTCCAATGTCGCGCTCTACGCCGATGCCGGCACGCTGCGCATCGTCGCCACGGATCTGGACCTCGAGGCCTCGATCACCGTACCGGCCGAGACGCCGACACCCGGCCAAACGACAGTGCCGGCGCATACCTTCGCCGACATCGTGCGCAAGCTGCCCGACGGCGCCCAGATCAAACTCGCGGAGCCAACGCCAGGCACCATCCAGATCACCTCCGGCCGCTCGCGCTTCAAGCTGCAGACGCTGCCGATCGAGGACTATCCGGACCTCGCCGCCGGCGAGATGGCGACCAGCTTCGCTTTGCCGGCAAAGACGCTGGCCGAGATGCTGGAGAAAACGTCCTTCGCCATCTCGACCGAGGAGACGCGCTATTACCTCAACGGCATCTATCTCCATGCCGTTGCGGGTCAGGATAGCCCCGCCCTTCGTACGGTGGCGACGGACGGCCATCGCCTCGCCCGCTTCGAAGTGCAGGCGCCAGCCGGCAGCGAAGGCCTGCCCGGCATCATCGTGCCCCGCAAGACGGTCGGCGAACTGGCGCGCCTCGCCAAGGAGGTCGAGGGCGATATCACCTTCGAGGTGTCGAACGCCAAGATCCGCGTTCAGGCCGGCAATACCCGCCTCACCTCCAAGCTGATCGACGGCACTTTCCCCGATTATTCCCGGGTCATTCCCACGGGCAACGACAAGATCGCCACCCTTGATCTCGCCAGCTTCGCCCGCGCCGTCGACCTGGTCGCTTCGATCTCCTCGGAGCGCGGCCGGGCGGTGAAGCTCTCCTTTGGCGAAGGCCGGTTGGATCTGGCCGTCACCAATCCCGACGCCGGCGATGCGCGCCAGGACCTCGACGTCGAGTATGCCAGCACGCCCATCGAGATCGGCTTCAACTCGCGCTATCTCAACGATGCGCTGTCGACCATCACCGGCGACACCGTGCAGGTCGCCCTCTCCGAACCCGGCAGCCCGGCGCTCTTCCGCACCCGTGAAGGTGCGCAGCTGCTCATCGTTCTCATGCCGATGAGGGTCTGACCAATGCTGATCGCTCTCTTCAACAACCTGCCCGAACTCGTGATGGGCATCGCCTGGTCCGGCCTATGCGGCTGGTCCGGCTATCGCCTCGGCCGCTGGCGCCGGCGCTGATTTCTGACCCAGGCGGCGGGGTTCGCCGCCATCCCCAACCGGAGAACCGGACTATGTTTGCCTCCCTCAAGCGCGCCTTCAAGGGCGCAACCCGCGAAGTCGCTGCCGAGTACGGCCAGAACAAGGATTTCCTCGAAGCAGTCTGCGCCGCCGCCGCCCTGGTGGCCGCCGCCGATGGCGACATCGAGGACAGCGAGCGCCGCAAGCTCGTCTCCCTCGTGCAGAACCATTCGACCCTGTCGAAGCTCTACCAGTCTAACGTCATCGAGCAGACCGCCGAGACCATGTTCAAGCGCGCCAAGGAGGCCAGCGGCCGCCAGCAGTTGGCCCGCGAGCTCGACGACATCAAGAGCCTGCCCAACGGCGCCCAGATGGCCGAGGACGTCTATCTGCTCGCCCAGGACATCGCCAACGCCGATGGCGAAGTCGAGCCCGAGGAAGATGTGGTGCTCAAGAAGATCGCCAGCCGCCTCGGCGTCGACACCAGCAAATTCGACTTCTGAGCCGATCCCCTCGGCCTGCCCAGCCGCGTGTTGGGCAGAGCGAGAGGATTTCCCAACCGACGATACCAGCGTGCCGAGGCCTTCGGCGCGAACGGGAAAGCCTTGCCGGAAGGAACCGCCATGGCCCGCAAGCCGTCAATACCGAGGTCTCAGATGAGCAGCTACGACAGGATGTTTTCGAAACGGAGCGGCATGGGATGGGTCGACATCCCTCGCGAAATGCTCCGCGCCCCCGAGCAACGATGCGACACCGTCAAAGGGTGTGGCGATCCAAGGTGCCCCCTTTGTTTGCCGCAAGATGGTCGTCGTGGCGATACTCGCCTCGGCGGCGCCGAGCCCTCCATTGAAGACTTTGTGAGTATGACCTTCAGCAAGTTCGCCCTGGCTATCGGCGACAAGGAAGTCAAACTCAGCCAATCAGATAGGGCATATGAGGAAGCGAAGAAGAAAGTCGAGAAATATTTGCTAGCCGAGGCGCATTCGACCACCTGGGATGATGTCGTCGGCAACGAGGCTGCCCGCACGGCTCTGATCGAGGCGATCGAGCACCCGATCACGCACGCCGATCTCTACAAGCACTATGGCCAGCGACCCTTGAAGGGCGTGCTGCTGTACGGTCCGCCCGGTTGCGGCAAGACCATGTTCGGCAAGGCGGCGGCCCACGTCGTGGGCAAGCTGCACGGCAAGGACGCCATGCTCCTCCGCATCAATGGCCCGGAGATTCAGTCGCCCTATGTCGGCAAGACCGAGGAGATCATCCGCAATATCTTTGCCTTCGCCCGCGAGTACCGGCGGGTGAACGGCCATCCTCTGGTGATCTTCATTGACGAGGCCGACGCCATCCTGCCGGCCCGAGACGGCCGCTCGGCGCCTTGGGATGCGTCGAACGTCGCCACCTTCCTCACGGAAATGGATGGCCTCACCACGTCCGGCGCCTTCGTCATTCTGGCGACGAACCGTCCTGACACCATCGACGCGGCCTTGCTTCGTGACGGTCGTTGCGATCGCAAGATCAAGGTCGAGCGCCCGGACCAGCAGGCAGCGGTCAAGATCCTCGGCAATGCCTTGGCCGGCGCTCCCCTGAGCAGCGAGAGCGGAGCCCCGGACGCTGCCGCCCTGGCAGAGACCGCGGCCGAGGCGATCTTCTCGCCCTACCATGTCGTGCGCAGCCTCACCCGCGTCATTGCCAAAGGCAAGAATGCGCAGGAGGATTTCCTGCCTCTGACCCTGGCGCACATCGTCAATGGCGCCATGCTGGTGGGCATAGTCGATCGCGCCAAGGGCATCGCCTTCCGCAGGGATCTGGCTGACGGCACCATTACCGGGTTGCGACCGGCCGATCTCCATAAGGCCATCGGTGAGGTGCTCGAGGAGAACCGCGGCCTCAACCACGACTATGCCCTCGGCGAGCTGCTCGAAAACGCTCCGCTGCCGAAGGAGTTCGGGAGGTCGCTGCAATGAGCATCCAGACCTCTCCCGCGGCGAAGGCGCTGGTCGACCACCTGCATGATTGCGACCGGCAGGCCGGCTATCGCATGGAAAGTCTGGTCGCGCCCCTGCCCGGCATGCCGCCCAAGGACGTTACACTTTTCGTTCCTATCCGGCTGATGCGGGATCTTGAAGCCGAGTTCCTTGGCGTCAACGGGCCTGACCTTGTCACTACGTGGACGTCAGACCGGCAGACCGCCAGCCAGAACGCCCGTGCTCAAGGCTTCACCGGCGACGCCTGTCCCAACTGCGGCAACTTCGCCATGCGCCAGGCCGGCACTTGCGCCACCTGCACGGCCTGCGGTGAAACGACGGGGTGCTCGTGATGGCTGTTTTCACCGTATCGAGCCCGATCACGCACCGATCGCTCATGAACAAGACCAAGCATGAACTCGCGAGCGAAGTGTTGCGGCTCATGCGCATCACCTCCGAGCTCTACGCCCTTGAGAACCCCAGGCCAGAGGCCGAATGGCACGAGGACCTCGGCGACGTTCTCTGGTGGAAATTCCCGATCGAAGAGCCGCCTTACGTCGGTTCGCCACTCTGTCTCGGATTCAACATCGGCGGCGGCCAGTTCGTCGGCGGCTGGCCCGGATACCACACCCACTTCACTCCGCTACCCTCCTGCAAGGCCATCACGGCCAATCACCGGGCCAATGAGATCGAGACCAAGCCATGAAGGTCATCACCGTTTGGCAACCCTGGGCGACGCTGATCGCCCTCGGCTTCAAGCCCTACGAATTCCGGGGCTGGGCCGCGCCGCGATCGCTCCAGGGCGAGCGTATCGGCATCCACGCCGGCAAGCGCCCTGTTCGCCGCCCCGAGATCGCCGACCTGATCCAGCGCCTGCGCTCCGATCAGGCCTGGACAACCTGCCTCAAGCCGGAAGCCCTGCCGGTGCTCGAGCGCGCCCTTACCTCCCCTGGCATCCTGCCCTTGAGCCATGTCGTCTGCACCGCCGTGCTCGGCAAACCCATTCGCGCATGGCAGATCGTCGGTGAGTTCGGCGGCGCGATCAACGACAGCGACCGTGACGAGCACTGCAACTTCGCATGGCCGCTCACCGACGTTGCGGAACTCCAGCCGCCCCAGCCCGCAACAGGCGCCCAGGGCTTCTGGGATTGGAAGGGAGGCGAAAATGGCTGAGAGGCCAATCCGCGTCCAACTATCCCGCGCGAAAGGCTGGCGGATGCCGGACGGCACCGTAAAGGTCGATCGTTCAGGCCCCTTCGGCAACCCCTTCACCATCGCGGAATGCCGCGAGGGGGGCTTCAAGGGCAACGATTTCGAGATTGCCGCCCGCTGCGTTGAGGCCTTCCGCGTCTGGATCGATACGCCCTATTGGCAGAACAACTGGGCCGGCGAGGAATCCGAGCGGCAACGCACGGCGATGCTCAAGTCCATCCCCGCCCTCCGCGGCCAGAATCTCGCCTGCTGGTGCAAGCCCGGATGGCCCTGCCACGCCGACGTGCTCCTCGAAATCGCCAACCGCCCGCTTTGTGAAGAGGCTTCCAATGGCTGACCATACCGGCATCGAATGGACCGACGCGACTTGGAATCCGATCGTGGGATGCTCGATCGTCTCGCCCGGCTGCACCAATTGCTATGCCATGAAGCAGGCCGCCCGCCTGCTTGACGGCAGCCCGAAGGCCCCGCATTACGCCGGCACCACTCGTAAGGCGAACGGCCACGCGGTCTGGACGGGCAAGGTCGCGCTCGCCCCCGAGCACATCCTCACCCAGCCGCTACGCTGGAAACGGCCGCGGCGTATCTTCGTCAACTCAATGGGCGACCTCTTTCATGAAGGCGTGCCGGATGAGTGGATCGACAAGGTCTTTGCTGTCATGGCCCTGTCGCCGCACCACACCTTTCAGATTCTGACAAAGCGCTCGGGCCGGATGCGGAGCTACCTGAAAGATTGCCGTATGACGCTTGGCCGTCAGCATGAAATCCGGCTCGCTACCGTTGAATTGGCGGGCGGGCGGGATGCGCCAGGAGTCACCGAAGCATGGCTACGGGTATCCGGTTCGATCGAGGCGCAGTCTTGGAAGCCGCTGCCCAACGTCTGGCTGGGCGTCTCGGCAGAGGATCAGAAACGAGCCGAGGAGCGCATTCCGGACCTGATCGAAACGCCGGCGGCGATACGTTTTGTTTCGGCCGAGCCGTTGCTTGGCCCACTGGATCTTAGCGAGATCGATATCAATGGCGATGGCGAAATGAATGCCCTCGCCATGCGATCATGGGCAGAAATATGGGCCGACGCCTTCGACCCCGCCGTGACTGGCACGACGCTCGAGGAGGCGATCGAGAGCTTCGAAGACTGGGGTGGCACCTATCCGCCGACCGACATACGGCCCCGCGGCCTCGATTGGGTAATCGCCGGCGGCGAAAGCGGCCCAGGCGCGCGTCCGATGCATCCACAATGGGCCCGAGACCTGCGCGACCAATGCGCGGCGGCTGGCGTTGCCTTCCACTTCAAGCAATGGGGCGAGTGGACACCTCGCGGCCCTGAGGCTTGGGGCTATCCGCTTGTCGACAATGTGCCGCAGATGAGAGTGACGGATACCGGCGACAACGGCCAGAGCCTTGCTGCGACCGGTGGAAGTCACTCCTGGATGCAACGCGTCGGCAAGCACACCGCCGGCCGCCTGCTCGACGGCATCGAACACAACGCTTTCCCCAAGGTGCCAGCATGATCCGCGTAACCTTCGACCTCCTGCCAGGCGGAGACGAGAGCCGCGCCCGTACCATTGGCATCATGGAAATCGCCAATGTCCAGACGCGACTCGACGGCACGGCCGACTATGCCGTCACCCTGAAGAAGACACCACCCTTCGAGGGAGCCCTGCGTCTGGCATGGAAGCGCGCGCGGCTGACCAGCAACGACACCGCCATCAACGGCGCGATCGCCGGCGAGGATGAGGAACTCATAACCGCCCTGGCGACCGGCCACCATCGCACTCGCCGCGGCGTCTACGACCTGCTCTATCGCGCCCTCCGCGCTTGCGGTCTTGACGCCAGGAATCCGGACAAGACGATATGAGCAGCCTTCGCATTCCTCCCAACATCGATGTGGCCGACATGCCCAAGACGGTCGGCTTCCTGGACAATGGGAACGCCCGATGACAAAGCGCACGCTCCGCATTTCCGACCGCGACCTGATCGCGATCGAGGCCCTTCTGACCCGGCTCGACGCTGAATTCAGCGAGCTTAATCGGCACGAAGATCCAGGCACGGACGATCGGACCGGCGCAGTCCTTTCACGCATTTCGGATCTTGAAGAGCGAGCGCTCGGCAGGATACCGGCCTCCATGCTCGGCTTGGCCGTGCAGGCCCGCGTCGTCGCCCGGTATGTCTCCTGCGACAGCATGGTGGAAAAGCTCATTCGCAACATCGAGACGATGGCGGCGGCGCCACTGCTGGAACCTGGATTACGGATCCAGGCTGGAAAGCGGTACCGGAATGGTGCCGGCCGGGTTACGACGCCTCTTTATCGGGTCGATAGTCGCGGTCTCCTTTTCGCTGATGACCGTAGCGGAGACATGTACGAGGTCGATGGCCGGCGTATCGGCGGCCACAGGGGCTGTGCCGAGGATCTCGTCGAAGAGGTCGCGCCCCAGCCCCGCGTCGTAAAACGCCAGCCCGTCTATGCCGAAGCCTCACAACTGGACGCTGCAGAATGATCAAGCCCGTAACCATCCTGCTGCTCGCCGCAACTGCCCTGGTCGCGCCCAGTTGGGCGAAGGTGCGCACGATGCCGCCTCGCACCGACGTGGTCGAAGGCTTCGAGCTGCGCGTCATCGACGGCGACACCGTGGCGCTGGGCGACGTTCGGCTGCGCATCGAGAACATCGACGCGCCGGAGACCGGCCACGCGTCGTGCTGGTATGAGAAGCAGCTCGGCCAAGCCTCGGCCGACATTCTGGCCGAGTTCCTCGTCGGCCAGCGCGTCACCATTCGCTACATCGGCCGTATCGATCGCTACGATAGACCCCTGGTCCGCATTGCGAACCGTGTCGGCGATGTCGGCGAGCAGATGGTGAAGGCCCGCGCTGCGTTGCCCTGGGCCTATGGCGCAAAGGCCAAGGCCTGGCGCAAGGCCCAATGGTGCGGAGGCAAATGATGCCACGCAATGCAATGAAGTTCACCCAGGCCGCCATCGAGCGGGCCGCGAAAGGCGTCAAGCGGGCCGGACTGGACATTCGTCGCGTCGAGGTGGATCAATCTGGCAAGATTGTTATTTTCACCGGTGCCGACGACGCCAGCCAGCCAGCCGACGACGCCGACGCCGCCCTAGAGCAGTGGCAGGCCAAGAATGCGCGTTCAACTTAAGGGCATCAATCGGTCCACCAAGCGCCTCGCCAACGGTACCAGCGTCACCTATTGGTACGCATGGCGGGGCGGCCCACGCCTGACGGGGGAACCCGGGACACCGGAATTCATGGCGTCCTACCAACAGGCTTGCAGCGAGAGGCAGCAGGAACGCAGTGCCGGCACCCTTCAATCGCTGGTTAACGCCTACCAACGCAGCACTGACTTTCTCGACCGCGCGCCACGCACCCGCGCTGACTACATTAAGCAGATAAAAAAAATCGAGGCCAAATTCGGCACCTTCCCGATCGCCGCCCTCCCCTCTCCCAAAACGCGCGGAATCTTCAAGGACTGGCGGGACGAACTGGCGGCGACCTCGCGGCGTCAAGCGGATTATGCGTGGACTGTGCTCGCGCTGATCCTCGCCTGGGCCAAGGATAGGGGCAAATGCGCTGCTAATCCCTGCGAGCGCGGCGGACGCGTGTATTCGGCCGAGCGCAACGACAAGATCTGGACGGATGAAATCGAGAAGACCTTCCGAGAGGCAGCGCCAGCCCATTTGCATCTCGCACTGACCCTGGCTCTCTGGACTGGCCAGCGGCAGGGCGATCTACTGCGCCTGACCTGGAGTAACTACGACGGCGAATGGATACGCTTGCGCCAAAGCAAGACAGGCACGCGTGTTGCGATTCCTGTCGGCGCGCCCCTCAAGGAAGCCTTGGACGCCGAGAAGGCCAGGAAACGTGGTGCCCTGATCCTCTTGACGGCCGCTGGCAACAAATGGACCAGCGACGGTTTCCGGACCTCCTGGCATAAGGCCGCAAAAAAGGCCGGAATATCCGGCCTGACCTTCCACGATTTACGGGGTTCCGCTGTTACTCGCCTCGGCATTGCCGGCGCTTCAGTTCAAGAGATCGCCACCCTCACCGGCTTGAGCCTTAAGGACGTGCAGGAGATGCTCGATTCACACTACCTGGCGCGCGATCCGACAATGGCCAAGAATGCAGTCCGCAAGCTCGAAACGAGAACGAAATCTGCAAACTGA